ATGCTCACTCGGCAGCAGATAGAGGGCTGGCAGACTTCCCACCTTGATCAGGCGGCGCTGCAGCTGCACGCCATGGGGCGCCAGTCCGAAGACCTATTCGGCCAGCACGTAAGAAACCTCGCCGCACCGGGTGGATCTGACTGGCAGGGGCAAGCCCACGACGCCGCGCAGAGCCGCGGACAAGCCGACATGTCGATCGTGCGCCAGCAATCCGACGTGATGGAGCAGGCGGCGCGGATCGCCCAGCGCGGTGCAGCAGACGTTGCCGGCGCCAAAACCAACGTGCTGGAGGCTATCGCCGAAACCGAGGCTGACGGCTTCAAGGTGAGCTCAGACCTATCTGTCACAGATGGAAGACCCCCTTCGGATGACAATCGTGAGCGGTCCAACCGCGAGAAGTTGGGCCGACAGCACGCCGAGTTCATTCGGTTCCGTGCCGCGCAGCTCGAGGAAGCTGACACTCAGGTCGGTCGCCAGCTCAAGGAGAAAGCCGGCGAGCTTGGCGGTATCAAGTTCGACGGCGGCACGGTGCGCATGCTCGATGACGGGCATGGAAAGCCGGGAGAACCGGCACCTACGAACCCGTCAGGTGCCCTTGGTCTGCCGGACTACCCGCATGGCACGCTGTCGAATGAGGAGACCCGGACCGTCTATACGCGCGGCGAGTTGAAGATGAAAGATCTTGACGCGCAGTGGGCCAGACAGGGTGTGCCGATTGACGAGCGTGCGCGACGAATGTACGAGATGCGCAACTCCCTGAAGTCATGGACGCGCACTTTGATGAGCGATCGACAGGCTGCGGATCAACTCAACGCGACTGAGCGGAACCGCACATTCAACGAGTTGTTCCGAAACAACCAGGCCAAGGGCATGGCCGCGCAGCAGGCGTATCAAGAAATCATTGAGAGCTCGACCCGCAGTCGCGGCAGTGTCAACCAAGGTTTGAGTATCGACCCCGCCAAACCACCACCCCTACCTCCAGTACGCGGAGGAGGTGGTATGCCCGCCACCGCGCCCGGATCCGTCCCTGCGCAGCAGCCTCCACCCGGTGGCGCGATGCCCGTGGCCCCGGGGTCTATTCCCACACAGGCTCACCTTGGCCCTAACGACACGGTCCATATCGACGGACCCCTTGGGACCGAACGGGAACAGTTTGGCGACGATCCAGGTGAACGTTGACATGTATTGGAGGATGATTTAGATATGGCACAAGAAGTCGAGCCTGGATACCCGCCGTTGCCGTGGGACGCAAAGGGGCTGCGCGGTCGACGTGCACGCATCATTGTCGAGTTCCCAAGTGATAGTGACGGCTGGGTGGCCTCGTTTCCCGAAGGCACACGTGAAGTCGTCATCGACGATGATGAACCCAACATCTACAACGATCTGCGCGTGTACGTGCCAGGATATGAGCCTGCAAACCCGCTCGATATGGAGAAGGTTAGGTACGACCAGCTTTCCCTTCTCGAATGACAGCGCCAGAGGGCTACCAGCCAATCTCATACGATGCCAAGGGATTGCGTGGCCTGCCTGCCCGCATCGTTGGAGAACTCCCCCTCGAGTACGACCTACCCGAGGACATTAAAGATGTCGTGATCGCCGACGACGAACCGAATATCTACTCCGAGCTCGCCGTCTACATCCCCGGCCACCCAGATCGGCAGTCCGCGGTGTCGTACGACGCGCTCGAGGTTCAGGGCTGGCACCAACCGGGCTAGAACGCAAAAAAGCCCCCGGCTCAACCATGCTGGGGGGAAGCACGGGAGCCGGGGGCGGCTGTGAAGCGAGGGGGGTCAGGTCGGATTACTGGTAGGCGAGCGCCAGTTCTCAAACCTGATTCGGTAGGCGGCGAGACGATCTAGCGCTGGCTGCATCTCCTCAAGGCTCGGATTTGGGCCTAGCGCGTCGAAGTCTCGACTGATGTCTGCCAGTTCGGCGCGGTTCCGTTTATCTATGCGGTCGCCTACCCAAAGGAGGATATTGAATCCAACGAACCACACTCCGAACACGATCATAAGAACGGTTCCAAACCATTGCCCCGCTGTCATACCCCAATTCTATTGGCGGTAAGCGCTAACAGCGGAGTCTAGGAGTCTTGCTGTTCGAGGTGCCGAAACAGCTCCGGGGGCGGCTCGGGTAGCGGATGGGCGCGGTCTCCCACTCCCCAGGAAAGAACATCGCGTATGTAGCGCAACGCAATCCGCAGTAGATCGCGGGCCTTTGAGTGCTGGTCACGTTCAACCTCGAGCGCGCCCTCCACGGTTTCCAGCTTCTCCTCAAGCTTGGTCACCCGATCGGCGAGGGCTTCGTAGGCTTCGGTGAACTTGGAGAAGGTGTTGCTCTTGCGGGATAGGAGTGCGACACCCAGCGAGGACAGGAGCGATGAGCCAGCAATTAAGCCGACTACCTCAGCCACATTCACCGCGGAGTACCAGTCGGCAGGCCACACTTCCAAGTCTCAACTCTGCACATAGCGGTGTCCTCTCATTTCAGTGAAGCCAACAAATGGATTAGGTCAAGCTGTTCAGGGATGAACCGCAGCAGACCGGTGGTGCGCAGCAGATGCACTGCCACTACCCCGATCACCGCTGAGCTGAGGAACATGTGGGACTGCCCGTAGCGTGTAGTGGCGTCCGACAGCAGCTCCCCAGGTGGGCAAGCTATCTCGTAGGCGACGATCCCAGCAGCCATAGTGATCCACGCCCAATCAGATGGATGTAAAGCCATGGGAACCCTCCCCGATTAGGTTGTGGATAAGGTAGAAACACGCAGGCGGCGGGCTATTTTGTCCGCGACGCCGGATACATCAAATAGATGGGCGCGGTACGGTGGACTAGTTCCCTGCGCGCTCTCCTCGCGCGGGGCCTAGACACCGCGATTTACGCTGCAACGGCGTAAAATTGAGAGATGGGTCAACCACCAACACCAGCCCCAGGTCGCAACGGTCGATGGGAACGCATCGGCGGCGTTTCAGTTGACTCGGCCATGGCCGCGATCACCGACCCCGCTTTTGCCCCAGCCAAGTACCCCGGAATTGGTAGTGGTCACAACCTATTCAGTAAGTACGGGTCCGGGGTGCAGTTTTCGGCAGGGTTCGGCGACGGCGGCTACGACATCTGGGCGTGGATCGTGGACTACGGCACTGACGAGAGTGACGAGCGAATCGCCCAGATTGTCGTCACACTGATCGATGATGAAGACCTAGCCCACTGGAACAGCCAGTCATAGTCACTCAGTTCGTTCTAGGTATCGGCTAGACCCCGTGGATACCGCTGTAGCGCCGTAAAATTGAGGGATGGCCATCTGGATATGTGATCAGTGTCAATTCAGTCGCAATGGACACTCGTATCGCAGGTATGTGGACCGAGAGTTTGAGGGCGAGACCGTACCCCATCTGGAGATCTGCTGTCAGCCCTGCTGGGACGCGTTCCTGGCCCTCGATCCAGATTGGGACTGGGAGTACGAAGGCTGGAGACCCGACAATTCGGCCGCTTAAGTAGATCAAGTCACTCAGTTCGTTCTAGGTGTTCTATACCGTTGGCCACTAAACCGTGTGTAGCCCAGGGTGATTGTTTCTCGCCTTCATACACGCCGTAGGTGTGCTCTATGGTGCCGTCCGCTTGGACTCTCTCAAATCCGACCATGAGCACGAAATCTGATACCCGCCAGCCGGGTTCTTGATCCATCGCTTCGACGTACTTCTGTATGAGTTCGTCAGGGTGTTCACTCATAGCGGCTCCCAAGTATCAGCGGGTATCAAAGGAGTGCAAAGCTCTGGACGTCGAAGCCGTCGTTGTTGATCTGGAACACCGTCAATGCCGGGTCGCCGTCTTCGCCCATCTTGTTCATCACCCACGCTGAACCGTTATCCAGGGTTGAGGCTTGGATGTGCCAGCGCGCCTTACCCGTTACTTGATCCCGCCCATGGGGGCGCAGGCTGGCGTAGTGGAAATGTCCAGTCAAGAGGACGTGGCAGTCCATGACGCCGCCGTGGGTCATCTTCTCCCACCACGTCTTAACCCGGTCAGCACCGGAGGCTTGGTGGCCGTGCGCCAACCCCAACCTGGTGCCGCGTACATCGAACTGCAGCGTCTCGCACCACTCGGGCGGCCGGTGGAACTCTACCGGCAGATTCGGGCCCTGGTTGTCGGGGTTATTGTGCCATTCAAGACGCTTAGAAATAGCCAATCCCCAGTCATCGGTGGGCTTCCCGATCAGATCCTTTCCACGCCGCCACTGGCCGTGATTGGACGGGATGGACAGCACATCCACGGGGGCATGCTTGGCGCACAGGGTGATGGTCTTCCAGAACTCCGTGGCGGCGACCTCGACCTGATCCATGAGAGATAGTCCGTTGGTGCGGGTTTGGGCTGTTACATTGTCGAAGCCCTCCACAATGTCACCCACGTCCGCGATGATGATGCGATCGAACCTTGAACGTTTCAGGTAGGCATTCAGGTTTTCCCGCTTTTCCTGAAGGCGCAGCAACAGCTCTTTGACACCGCCGAGGTGGTCGACCTTCCCGGTCTGAATATCAGCCCAGCACACCACAACCGTTGATTCACCTGTGGGTTTCTTCGGCTGCACCGGCTTGGTTCTGCGGACCTCCGCATACAAGGCGGGTAGGTCGACAGCCCAGCGCCGCACAGCGAGGTGATAGCGCCATGAGTGGTGCTTGTGCTTCTCCCACTCCCCATCTTTGTTGCGGAAGCCTGTCTCCCACACCACGACCTGTGGGTTACCGGCTATCTCAACCTTGGCTGGGTCGTAGTGCAGTTCGTCGGCGAACTCGCGAAGGATGCCCTCGAAGTCCTGCTCGTCGAAGTCATCTGAGACCTTGCCGGTCTGAATGAATCCAGCGGTGCCGTCCCACTCCGCACGCATCTTCGCCTGCTCCGGCGCCGACTCCTCGGCCACGGGACGCCGCTTGTTCAGGCTGTCGCGGATACTCAACTACATTCCTTGAAATGGCGGCGTAATGCTGCCTCGCCCAATGGATACCCCAACTCCCTTATGCCGCGCCACAACTCCGCGCTGGAGAAGCCTGCCGCCGCCCATTCTTTGGCTGCAGCCTGCTCATCTTCTGGCTGAGTTGCGAACCATTGGCATGTGGTACATACCGCTGGCTTTGGCTTGGATCGCTCAGTGAGTAGATCTCGGATGGACATTTGTTTGAACCGCCTTTCATGGGGCGCTTCGAGGGCTCTATTCAGTTGTTGGATTTGGGGTGTCACACCGTAGCGATAAGCGCTACAATCGAGACATGCCAGACTTGCCGGAAATCGACATAGATAACCTGTGGAAAGCGATCAAGGGTGGGAGTGACTACCCGATCGCCGTCGGCGACGAAAAGCCGGTGGCAATCGTTGTTCCATACGAAAAGTACACAGACCTCCTGAAGGCATGGGCCGACCTTCAGTTGGATGGAAAGCGTTGAGGCGGGGAGAAACCCCCGAGCCTCAACGATCCAGGCTGCTCGCAGCCGCCACACAAGCCGACATGGCCACAGAAGACCTCCGCGCCGCTGTCCGTGAAGCGAAAGCCGCCGGAGGCTCAGTGCGGGAGATTGCCGCGCTAATTAACCGATCCACCAACACGGTGCAGCGTTGGCTTAGGGGCTAAGCGCGGAACCAGTCGAGGACTGGATTCAGGTCGTACGTCCCGTGGGCTTCCAGATGGGCGATGCCTTGGAAGGTCCGCACGATGGCCCATACGATGTCGATCAGCCCGTCGAATGGGTTGATGAAGAGGTCCATGATTCGGGCCACTATCGAGGAAGCCCCACCGGTCCACGAGGATTGGGTGATTATGCGGGCTATCGCTGTCATGTTGACCCCGGCTTCATCCAACCGGTTCTCGGCGTACCAGTCGCGGGTGCGGGCATGCTCTTGCCACTTCCCCGCCAGCTCGGGGTATTTCAGGAAGTCAAAGTGCCAGTCCATGATCCCCTGAGTGTTGGGCTGGGGCGGGTCGGGAACCCAAGGGGCGCACTGGTTGATCAGGCGGTAGGGGTTCCCGAAAGCTATGCCCTTGCGGAAGTCCTTCAGCCGGTAATGCAACCTGCCATTGACGGGTAGAACATGCTTTTCCATGACCTCGCAGCCAACCATCGCACCCTGGCTGAAGATCGCCAGATTCCACGGCGTTCCTTCAGGGAACGGTGTGCCGTCATCGAACAGCTTCGTGTCCAACCGGTTCACGAGTTCGTCCACACCGGACTGGTTGTTGAACGGCAGCCGTACGTTGTCGTAGCCGGTGGGTCGCCACACCGCCCGGCCTTCACGCTCCAAGGTAGAGGCCACGAAAGCACAAGGCCCCTGGTACATGTCGGACAGATGTCCCTCGACCGTGAAGAATAGCGGCGTCAAACCCAGCTTCACCAGATCCGCCTGCGACACAACCCCATTCTGAGGTTGATTGGTACGGCGCTGGTATTCCTTCTGGACGGCTTGGTCGTCGTACCCGAAGTACGAATCAACCTTCAGCGGTCCCCCATCGGCAGCCTTGGCGTAGGAGGCGTAGCGGGCCAACATGACCCGCTGCCACCTCGCTACTACATCCCCGTGAGAACCAAGGGTGAGGATCACTTCTGAGCTCGCCGGATAACCCCATTGATGATGGCTTCAGCGTCGTCGGGCAGCGCGAAGGTCTCGGCTACACCAGCTGCGCCTACACCGCCGATCGTCTGCTGAACCTGACCAATGGCCGCGGTGGTGGTCCTGACGAAATCGCTGACCCTGCCCTGCGCTTCGTCGATAACAGATCCGATGTGGTTGCGGGCCTCATCAGCTTTAACGAGCGCGTCGGACAGGCTTGTGGTTACAGCCTCCACGGGGTCGCCGCCCTTTGAGGGGCGCACAAACAGCGCGCCTGCGGCCGTGAGTCCTGAACCGATGGCGGTCAGCCATCCACCGATATCCATGGCGGCCAAATCGCCGCCCTGGGCGGCTGTCGCGGCGGCGCCACCGAATGCGACCACGAATGCGGTTACAGCACGGAAGATCGTGTTAGGGGTGTACTTCATTTCTAGGCTCCGTTCTGAGCGACGAACCGCTGAAGGGCGGCGGGGTTGGCGGCGTAGACATCGGCGAGGATCGCCTTGGCTAGGGCTGCGTCCTCTTGCCGGTCCGGGTACTTCACGGGGTCGGCTCCAGCCACCTCACCCAAGAGGCGGATGCTGTCCATGTGCCCGTACTTGGCGGCCATTGCCACGAACTGCGGGTGGGTTAGTCCGTCCCCTGTCCATGCGAATCCGGCGCACGTGTTCACATCGCCCTCATCGAGGTGACGCAGCGGAGATAGCGACGGGCGCCGCACTCCGGCCACCTGCCGCAGAAGGTTGCGGTCGTCGTCGGTAAACATGTCGTCTTCCTCCTGATTGAGAAGTTGCAGCAGCGCATCGCCCTGCAATAGGGCGCGGTTGTATCGGTCGCGGCGATCCGCCAATCCGTTGGTGCCGCCGTTAATTCGGCGGGTGACCGTCTCCAAGTCCTGCCGATCCGACAGGGTGTTGATGTCCGAGCGGGCCACCGTCCAGTACCAAGCCGCACCAACACCGGCCCACTTCAAGTCGGCAAGCTCGGTGGAGTGGTCGACAAAGTAGGTCGGCGTTGGAACGAGTCGCTGTTTAAACGCCCACTGGGAGAACAGCCCGTAGTTGCTTCTTCCCGTGATCTGAATCCAACTGCGGCCCTTGAACCGCACCCCATCCCCAGGCTGAGTGTTGCCCAGATCGGAGCGCCCCTCGTATGCAGCACCGGAGGCAATCTCTTCGGTGTAGACGAACGACCCCGATTCGTGGCCCACCTGCGCCAGCCACATCGCAATCCGATTGACGTTCGTGCACTGGCTGGCCTTGAGCCCGTCCGACACCGCGGGCAGGATCTCTGCGGCTCTGGGGGCACTCAGTCCGGTGGCACGTGCCAGCACGCCTGCGGGGTCGGCACCCACCTGGCCTGTGATAGGTCCTGGCAGATAGTGCCAGTCGTTCGCGTAGCTCGTGTCATACACGGACCGTGCGCGATTTCCTGTCACACATCCATCGGAGCCGTTGGACTCCATGCGGATTCCCTCAACCTCACACCACATGTGGCTGTTCGCCCCACCGCCGGGACCGTGGTGGATGGCGATCTTCACCGCAGCATCAGCGGGGAAATCATTCGGCGACGCCACGCATATGGTGTTGAAGATCGTTCCGGTCTGACCTACCTCGATCGGACGCCAGCTCTCCGTGGACATCCCATGCCGAGTCCAGGCCATCTCGGTCCCGTTGCGGACCGCATCACAGACATCAATGACCAGACCGGAGCAGTCCGTCCCGACCTTGAGGTTGAACGGATTCCAGTTCCCTCCGTACACGTAGTCATTTCCGACGCGGTCCTGGAAGATCCGCTTCGCGAACTCAACGTTCGTTCGTAGGACGGCCATCAGTACGACCACCAGATAGCGGCCAGCCACTCATTGATCTTGCGGCGCAACCAATTCACTAGATGCCTCCAATCCGGGGATCAAGCCCTGGCCTACCCACCCAGCGGGAGCGCCGGAACCACACTCCGAACCCGAACCCCGCCAACCCGATAACGGCGTAGAAGGCGGGGTACCGCAGCAGTTGAGAGAACATGCGACCTCTTTCGGGCATTAAAAAAGACCCCGCACTAGCGAGGCCCACAAGGAGGCGAGAGTGCTACGACAAGGTGAAGACGGGAGCTGGTGCCCCGTCGCTGTCAATCGTTAAACTGTTGCCGTTGGTGGTGGTCACATCGGCGGGGGTGTTGTCCAGGAGCACGTAGCACAGCACGTTGCCGCCAAGCTCGTAAAGCACAGCCCACCTGGCGGTGATGCTGCCACCCGAAGCGGTCCAAGTCGGGTTGGTGGAGAACGACGCCGTGACACTCGTAGTTCCCGAAAGGGTAAGGGTCACAGCGACACCGCCTGTGGTGTAGCCGTTCGCCTGCGCAACCTCATTGGTGACACCAGCCCACGTCGTGGTGGAAGAACCAATGTTGGAGGACGAAGTGACGAGGGCGACCCGCCAGGTGTCGGAGTCAATGTCGAACGTTCCGTTAAGTAGATTGGTGCGTGCCCCATTGGGGAACGTCCATGTGCCTGCGGTCAAGGTAGTGCCCTTTCGTTAGTTGATGATTTCGACAGTGGCTGCCGCGTAGCTTTGGCCGGACTGGCCGCCCGTCTGGGCTACAGATCCATCAGTGGTGGTGATGTTCTTGGTGTTGAGGGCGGTCGCTGAACCGAACGCCGCACCAGACGAGGCTTGGCGGGTGTAACCGGCTGGTGCCGAGTCCCATCCACTCGCCCCCAAGCTGGAGTGTCCGTGGAAATGCAGCAGTACCGAAGACCCGTCGGTATGGGTCAATGTCACCGACGGAGCGGTTGACGACGCGCTCGTTCCCGCAGCTTGGCCATGACCACCAATCGGTGAGCTTGTGTTCTGGTCACGCACAACGACCGCGATCATGTGGGACGCACTGCCCCAAGTCCCCGATGTCGTGTTGGTCGCTGTCGCTTTGAAATACGCGGTGGCGCAGCCTGATCCGCTGCCACTGTTGGCGTTGTCGATATAGGTGTAGTCCGGGACGGTGCCGCCCGCCGATGGCTTGGTAGGTGCAGGCGTTGAGAACGGGTTGTACGCGAACAGGACGATCAGATCGCCAACCTGATGAGTGGGGATGGTGACAGAACTGCTCGCATTCCCGTTGGCGGCAACGAAAGAAACCGTGTGGATGGTGGTGACCACAGGTGTGCCGCCCGTCAAGGATGGGGTCGCACCTGTGGGCGCCACCTTCGCGGCAATCAACGGAGACCCACCGGTAAGCGTCGGTGCTGCTGCTGGCGGGGCCAGGGTCTGCACTATTCGCGGCGTCCCACCGGTAACGGTCAGCGAGGCCGTGGGAGCCACCGACAGGGCTATGGACGGTGTACCGCCCGTGACGGTTGGTGCTGCGCCAGTCGGGGTGACGGTGATGGCGATCCGCGGAGTACCACCTGTGAGGGTGAGCTGCACCGTGGGTGGCGGGTAGGTCACGTTGATCAGCGGGCGAACACCAGCGAGTGTCGGTGTGGCAGCGGTGGGCACCAAACGATGCGCCAATGCGGGAGTTCCGCCGGTAAGCGACGGTGTGGCGGCTGTTGGGGTCAGGATTGGGCCGGTGATGATCGTCGGCGTTCCCCCGGTGAGCGAACGGGCAGCAGCCGTGGGGAATGCAAGGTTGTTGTTGGACTGAACGATCGTGGGGACATCGCCAGCCAATGCCATCTCGCCGTCTTCTGGCGCTAGGACATTGCCTACTAAAATGCCTGGAACCCCGCCCGTAAGGGTGAGTTCGGGCGACCCGGGACGCAGGGGTGGGCCAATGACGGGTGGCTCAGACCCTGTCAGGGTCAAGGTTGCGCCGGACGGGAACGCGTACACGTCGTGCGTCACCGCAACCGCAGGAACTCCCCCAGCTAGGGCGAGCACTTTAGGGGCCGGTTCACTGAATGTTTCAGCCCACCAGCCGGTTACACCAGCCATAGCTAGATGCGGAAGATCCGACTAGCCCCGTTGTCCCAGGTCACCGTTATGTTCGTGCCATCGGGAATGGTTGGCAACCCGGAGGCTGTGTCGTACAACGCGACAAGCTGCGATGTCCCCGCGGTTCCGGTGTCTTGGTAGATGACCCAGCGCACGATCGTTGCACCCGTGACGGTCGGGAATACCACATCAGCAGCGTCAGCGACACCGGCCGTCCATGACTTACCGGACAGGTTGGAGGATGTGCACACAACCCCTGTGATGTGCGAAAGATACTGGTGGGTTGCGATATTGGGTGTGTATGTGGCGTCTACCCCGCAGACTTTGAAGTTGTGCACTTCCCAGTCGAGGTCGCCCTTAAGGAATGCTTCTCGGGCCTTGTCGTACAAAGCGTTGACCATAAGTTTCTCCCTATTCCGCGTTGGAGACGATGGGGATCGCGATACCGATCCATGGGGCGGCAGCTGTGAGGGTTTGGGTGAACGTCACCGAACCCCCTGGTGCGTCACCGAATATCAGTCCGGCACCGAACGCGACGGCATCCAAATGTCCACGCTCGGTTTGGTTGTAGGCGCTGGTCTGGCCCCCGTATAGGAAGGCGTTGACGATCCTTCCGTGGCTATTAGTGGTAGCGCTGACTGATGGGGATGCGCTGTAGCCCTGTGTGATTACGGGTGTTTCAATCCCGGCGGGTGCGGCGAGTTTGTAGGATGCTGCACCGGTTGCGTAGTTCGACCCATACGGGGTGCCGATCAGGTTGATCGACCTAGCCCCCGTGGGAGGGTCGAGTAGCCACCACACCACCAGCCGGTTGGATCCATTGGAGATAACCGGGAGTTTGTTCATGGTGACGCCACCGATTTTCGCCGTCACCCCGGACATGTCTATGCCGGATTGCGTTGCCATATAGGCGAACACAATGTTCGCTTCGGGGTCCAGCGTGAATTCCGGGATCGTCGCCTGACTTGTGCCCACGGTGCTCTTGTTGTCGAACTTGACATCAATACTGCCGACGATCGGTTTACCGACCGAAGCTTTTGACGGGATACCGAACACCCGATTCGCCTGATAATCAGGGACCGTCAGGGAATCCGGATACAGATACTTGCCGATTTTGAACATCATCGACACCTCAACCTCAACGGTCGGGGTCTGGGCGTTCTCACACATCGCGAACAACGTGCCGTTCGGCAGGTAGTAAACCGAGACTTCGTAGCCGCGCCACGATCCACCATGGCCGCGCCACTGGCCGAGCTCGAACATGCCGTGCCCGTACCCGAAGTAGGTCAGCTGATCATCATTACCCCACGGGACAGGCCAGTAGCATTTAGTTCTCAGCTCATGCAGTTCCGGGCTCAGTAGAGTTCCGTCACGTAATTCCTTGGCCCACAGCAGCAGATCGTGGGCGGTGGAAATCATGACACCGGCAGCGCTCGCATACCCCGGCCCGGTTTCAGTGGCATCCTGCCAGGCCCCGCCACCGAAAATACCGGTTGCCCAAGCGTGCCCGTTCGCATACGGTTCGGGCATCTTCGCGGTGGTGGGCCAACTGGTTTGCGTCAAACCCAACGGATCAAGAATGTCCGTCTGCAGAACATCACGTGTGGGGCGGCCATTGACGATCGAAACGATCATCCCCAGCAGGAAGTAGTTGGAGTTGACGTACGCCCAACCTTGGCCCGGTTCAAAGGACGGCTCGTGCTGTTTGACGATCGCGAGTGTTTCTTCGTCCGTCCAGTCAGAGGTTGGCATCAGGAAGTAGCGCATCATCATGCCGAGGTCGGTTTGTTCGTTGAACAGACCCGACCGCAGACACATCATGTGCCGCACCGTTATCTTGGTACCGCCCGGTACACCGGGAAGGAACTTCTCCAGCGGGTCATCCAACGACAACAAGCCACGATCAACTGCCTGCAAGATCATGGTCGCGGTGAACGACTTGGTGCAGGAGCCGATACGGAAGTGGTCTTCTAGGATCACGTTCCGCGCCCCCGCGGCGGTGGAGACCTTGCCGTAAGCCTTCGTGTAGTACCCATCTGGGGACTGGATGGCCAACACCCCGCCTGGGGCGGTCATGTTCGCGGCCACGATCGCGTCGATGGCGGCCTGATCCTCCAGCGGAAGCAGCGACAACCCACCAGAGACGGTGGGGGTGCCCAGCGAGGCGGTGGATTCGATGCTGGGGACCAAGACTTGGCCGGGGCCGCCGATGACCGACTCCCCCTCGAGCGGGTTCTGCCGGAACCTGACCCAGCCGGCACCGTCGGCGCCGTTACCGCCGAACTGGAACGTCAGCCCGTTACCGCCGTTGCCGCCACCGCCCGGGGATACGCCGTCGCGGCCGGGGACCTTTTGGTCGGCGCCACCGACATGGTTCTCGCCCTTGTACTCGAAATTCCCGGGTCCGCGACCGATCGGGTTAGCGCCAAGCTGTAGTTCGGTACCACCTACCCCGGGTTCAGCGGTGATGCTGTAGTCGGGGATGGACCAGATACTCGCGGTGCCGTCGGCGCCATCGCCTTGCCCGCCGAGCCCGCCAACACCTTTGGTGAACGTCAGCACCGCGTCGTCAGCGAAATGCACTCCCCGCTGCCACGTCGTGGACTTATAGAGACCAGGCGAACCAGATTCACCATGGAAGCCGAGGGTCAAGCCTTGTTGCGCTCCACCGGCCCCACCAACAGCGGTGACATCAACGAAATTCGCCCACGACGGGATCGGGATCGTGCCTGAATCCACCACGTAGACGGAGATGGGGTCGTAGTAGCCCACACCGTTTCCGGTGTCGATGGCTGTTTCAATCCACGGGATGTTCCCGGACCTAACAACGCTGGATTTGGCGATGGTCGACGGAGGTGTGTTCGGGGAGGACGAGTTATCCCGTGTCGCGGCCAGGCCAACGACCTGCGCGAACGGGTGATCAGGAATATCGTCCGTGGTGGAAATACCCCGGACACTGTGGGTTCCGCCGACGGGGACGAGTTCGTAGGCGTAGGTTTCCCCCGCCTTCTGATCAACTGGGGTGTCGAGCTGGTAGAACGTCCAGTTCGGTGTAGTACCGGCGGTCAACTCGGACAGAATATTCGGCGAGTGATGCACCAAAGCCCAGTCCCCGGAAACCCCGTCGAGTCTCCAGATGTTGACGTAGAACGCGGTGATACCACTGGTGCCGCAGCCAAGCCACGACACCACCCCTAAAGCGATGTCTTGCTCCACCCGCATTGTCGCGATCAGCGACGCACTCTGCGTGGCCGAAAGGGTGGTGTTGACGCTGGTCAGGCCGAAGTTCGACCGCCCCGACGGCAACAGACCAGTGTTGACGGGGGTGTTGTTGCGGATAGAGAGGATCTGGAAGGCGCTCTCCCCCATCGCCGCCGCCGTCTGCAAAAGCTTGGCGACGTTGAACAGGTCCGCGAACCCACCATTGGAGTTCGGATCAGTCGAGCCCGACATTCCCCCCAGAAGATGAGAAAGGAACTCCTCGAACGTGGTATTCGCATCCCCCGGGCCACCGAATCCGAGGATCTTGAACAACGGGATATGAGTGACAGCCTCGAACAGATCTTCCAGAGTGTGTAATGCGTTGTTAGATCCCGTGATCCCATTGACTACGGTGTCGATGATCAACTGCCACCGAGACAGCACTTCCTGGAACGTGTTCGACAACCCGTCGATCCAGCCCTGCTGAATCTTGTTGGTCTTCTTACCGACACCGTCATCAAAGTTGAAGACACCCGAGGTGGCATCCTTGCTGACCAGGATGCGCACACGCACCGCATGCACACCGTCGGGAACCGAGTAGTTCCCGACCATTTGACGCCAATCCCCCGTTGACGTGTTCGGGTTCAGGGTCGCAACGTCCTCAACCCCAACCTGCACAGCGCTATCCCCGCGACCGGAGAACTCGACCATCTGCAACTTGATCGGCGAATTAGTGCCCGTGTACCCGGACCACTTAACCCACATCTCCAGCGACATGGTTTGGCCAGGGTTAGCAAGAATCTCGTTGGACCGCAAAGCTTTCGTGACACCATTCGCGGTGACCTTCACACTGCCCGAACTGTCCGCACTATGCGTGACACCGGACTCCCACGTCCAGTACGGGTTGTCGGCGATGCTGGCGCCGTCCTGGAAATTGCCCGCCACCAACAGGTTCGGCTGCTCATCAGTGATCCAGCTGAACGACAACGCCGGGATCAGGTTCGACAGAATGAATCCGTCACGCCCGAACAGGTTTCCGTTCAGGAAGTCCTTGATGATCTCGATGATGTCGCCGATGATCGGGATGCTGTGAGCCCATTCCTCCAGCTGCTCGAACGAGCCTTCACCGGGAATGAACGAGCCAACCACCGCCAGGACCACGCGCCGCAAGAACTGCTCGATGAGCTGTTCACCGAACTCAATGAGCTGCTGCGCCGTGAACGGCCGTGTCAGCTCATTGGGCTGCTCCTGATGGACCGGGGCAGACGGGATCGCCTGCGCCCATTCGGGAATCCCCGATGTCACAGCGGCAGAACCTCAGCCCAAAACTGCGAACTCGACGCGGAAGTCGTGTAGGTGCTGGTGCCGGCTTGGCGTTCACACCGGATGTACACCGTGGCCGATGCGTTAGCGGCGATCTGGGTGTAGGAATCTGATGCGGTGCCCGATTCGATCGGCTTCCCCGGATCCATCGGCAGCCGCTCTGTCTGTGCGATACCGACACAGCGGCCGACGATGTTGCCGCCACTTTCGCCGTTCAGGCGTGCCAGGAGGTTGACTCGCACGTCCGCGGCTTCACCAGTGACCACCGTGAATCCACCGGCACGGACCCTGCGCGCGTACGGGCGCGCGGGGATGGAAATCTGAGCTAGCGTGTAGTTCGGGTTACCCGAGGGGGTGTTGTTGATTGTGCCCGGATAGAAGACCTCGGGGATCTTCTGCGCGACCAGCTCAAAACCGGTGCCAGCCGATGTGACCGCGGGGATCTGCCCTGCTACTGGAGTGCCGGACAGGTCCGTTGGATCCCAGACCGTTTCGCCGTTGTCACCCTTCTGACCCTTATGTAGGGCCAGGTTGAGTTTCCACTTACCGGGGGTGCTGGTCGTGGGCGGGGTGATTAGCGTGAACGATGCGGAATCTGGCGTTGCGTCACCGGGTTCAAGAGCGGTGAAGTTGATTGCCGTGTCCAGCTCTGCGTGGACACCGGGATCACCCTGCGCGATGGCAGGGATGCCTACACCCATTCCGCCCTGAGGGCGTAGCAGCAGCATCGCGGCGCCGGTTTCGGGGCTGACGGGCATCTCGATGATGCCTTCAAAGAGATACCGCTGCCCATCCGGGGTTGTAGGCCAAGACATGTTGTCTCCAATCGGGATTGGGAAACGAGGGGGTCACGGCACAGACACCGTGAGAACGTTGATCCGGCAATAAACTGGTGATATGGAAGAGAAGTGGCTGCCGGTACCCGGCTATGAGGACTACGAAGTCAGCGACCAGGGCCGCGTGAGGTCCCTTGCGCGTTCAGTGCGCAGCAGATGGGGTACGCCCAAGGCGTTGAAAGGTCGCGTGCTTAAGCAAGCGACCCAAGGTCGGTATTACGTCGTCACCCTGTATCGAGCGGGTGGACCAAAGAGTTGCCTTGTCCATCGGCTTTTACTGCTGGCATTCATCGGCCCATGCCCCAATGGCCAAGAGGGTCTGCACTTCGATGACGATCCAACGAACAACCGGTTAGATAACCTGCGCTGGGGCACTCGTAGTGAGAATGCTCGCGACTGCCTGCGGAATGGCAATCATTGGCGCGGGAACGCCACTCACTGCCCCAATGGTCACGAGCGAACCGACGAGAACACCTATGTTGCGCCTAGTACCGGGTACCGATACTGCCGCGTTTGCTCGCAGATCTCGCGAGCGGAGAAGAAGACCCGTCCGCACTCTCGAGACCGCACCCACTGCCCGCAAGGGCATCCATACGACGAAGCCAATACCTACCGCGTTGCGGGGCGACGTGTGTGCCGTGCCTGTAATCGGCAGCGCAACCGGGAGTACATTCGCCGTAAGCGGGCCGATGTTTATAACTAGCTCTGGGGCGCTAACGTTAGGATATTTATGGCTTCGAATGCCCCTGTGATCAGGCGCTGGAATTTGCCCAATGGCGCTTCGTCACGTCGGCCGTCTCCGAGTTGAGCCACCACGGTTCGCTCATCTGGAGTGATGCGCCACATGACGTTCTCGATGTAGTCGGTGACCATCTTGGTTCGGCCGTGGTAGACGACCGACATCAATCCGCCCTTGAAAACGTCTCTCCCCAAGGCGTATTGGTCACCGTTGCGGAACGTGACTTGGGCGGTGGTGTAGCCCTGTGAATCAAAGAGGGCGTTGATGAACGCGAATACCGTTTCGATGTTGTACGGCGCTGATGCGGTGGGATAGAAGCGCTCGACCGCGGGGTGGTAGGGGCCGACTTCATCGCGTCGGTCGTAGTGCTGCATGAGCTGGAAGGCCAGGAAGCTGTTGTTCAGGAAGCCCGATAGCAGGTCTGATGGGATACCGGAGAACCCGACCACGATCATCAGCGAATCGATCAACCACGCGAACGTGGCATTCATCAAGTCGTTCAACCACTTCGGGCTACGGCCACCGATGATGTGCTGCCATCCCTCGGGGGTATGGTTGGTGATCCGGCACGAGGTGATAGATGAGTCCTCGCCGGATTCTGGCGCAACAAGATAGGCGTAGGGCTGCTCGAAGTTCACACCTAGTAGTGGCGCGTAGAACACCCCATCCATGCCGGGGACTTGCTTCATGACCGGCTTGAAGATCCCGCCCAGTGATCCACCCAGGTCCACCACGGTCCGCAAGACCGAATCCAGGACAGTTTTTGTGGGGCCTTCAATTTGGCTGCGGTCGACAGTCGAAAAGACGTATGTGGGCTGATCGAGGGTGATCCACTGATCGGGCTGCTCATCACCGGGCCGCCACAGATCCATACGGGTGTCGACTCCGTAGGCTCGCGTGACATCCTTGATTACCGAGCCAACGGTCTCCATGCGTACGGTCTTGGCACACAACGGTGATGTGTCCAGGAACGGGTTGGTGCGCTTGACGTAGGTGGGTGTGCGTAGCATGCGCGCGAAGGTCTGAATCGACAGGCCATCGCGGTCCAGGGCTTGCAGGATGGTGCCGAACCAGGCCCGGATGTCGGGGTTCAAGGAGAGCCCGTTGTTTATGGCTTCCATCCACCCCGACTGGAGACGAATCGCGCACTCCGCGACCATGTTCTCCACGCAGGTCTGCAACGCCCAAATGAAAATCGCGTGCGAGAACGGCTGGGCCTGTATGGGTAGCCACCATGACGGCCATATCACGTAATAGTTGAGTATGTCCCAGATACCCCGGGCTTCAACAGTTCCCGTCCAAGCGCCGTCTTGGTACTCCCAGTCGTGCTTTTTGACGTAGAAGTTCTGCCGTAAGCCCGCGGTCTCTACCTCAATGCCCACCATCGTGTTCCGGCAGTCCATGAACATCTGCACGAGAGGGCTATCGCCCTTGTGCTTGATCCGGGCGGTAGGGCAGTCATTACGGGGATCGGTCCCCGACGCCTCCATGAGTTCATTACCGATTGACCCCATGGGTGTCCAGAACTTGTCGCAGACCGTGAAACGGAAAGTGGTGTCTACCTTCGACTTCTTCTCCGTCAGAGCCCGAGCTGTCGTGGCGATACGCGTGATATCACCGGACTGGATAGCCGCCTTCCAGCGGTCCATATCCGTGGTCATAGTGGTGAGCTGCAGTCATGGCAGGTCGCAACACTGCCTATTGACGTAACGCCGCGCTCGCTCCCATTGAACAAAGGCCAACGGATACCACCGGGCTTCAAGCATTTCGGGCACCATAAACCCGCCTCTGGCTCACCGGTCCAGAGGCTCAGAATCAGAGCCACTTAAACCTGTTCCAACTCCACGCTGGCTGCCCAGGCACCCTGGCGGTAGTTCATCATCGTCCGCTTGACCCGGTAACTCTCCAGCCCCATTGGCGTGTCTGCGTTTATCAGCAAGGGCTGTATCCGGCAATTCATCAGAATGTGCAGGAATGGGGCTTCACCCCGGAAGGTAACGACACCCGTTATTGGGGTACCACTTTCCCAGCGAACTTCATGAATCCAGAAGTCAACCTGGGCAACTGGACCGGATTCTTCGTCAACCAGGACCATTCTCATAATGGATACCGCCTTAATGGTGTGCCTGATGCGATGATCTTCGAGTCGGCGTTGCCGTTATCGATCGCAACTTTGACGAAGTACGGTTTCGCGTCCTCGCCGGGGGACTTCGGGGGGATCGCCGCATTCTGGGAGAACCGGCCCTTGAGGTACTTGTACAGATTCCCTTGGGGTGGGCGGATGCCGAAGAATGACTTGATCTGATCACCGAACGCTGAGTTGTTCATGCCCGCAAAGGACAGGAACTTGGAGATAGCGTCCTGGAACACGTCCAGCTCTTGCGGGGTTGGCGGGACCGCGGTCAAGTCCTGCACCAGGGTGGTGTTGACACGGGGGTCGGTGCGCAGGAACACGATTTGGTTCGGCAACAGAGGCCCGAACTCCACGAACTCATCCGAGCCGGGACCGTCGTAGATCTTGAAGATCCCCGGACCAAACAGGGTGTAGTCGTCGTACATCGGCTGATCACCGATGTTCACCCGCTGCAAAAATCCCTCTTGTGAGACCTCGGAGTTGTCGCCGGCTGCGATCTTGCGGATCGCCGCGGGGGTGGCCTGAGTCAATAGAGCTCCCCCGGCGTACATGCCGTTTCCGATGCCGCGGTTATCTGCACCCATGGGTGAGCCGGTACCGGCTTCGGTGTGGGACAGGATTTCCAGGCCGTTGCGCAAGACTTTGAACATGCGCTTGTTGCCCTCATATCCGCAGACAAGGGTCATCTTCTCCCCCGGTAGGGGTGGGATGAGCATGGAGAACGGCTGGTTGCGCATCGTGGTTTCGACGAAGTCGACCATGTAGTACAGACGCAGCACACCGAACCCGTACTCCACGAATACCCCGGAACCGTCCCAGCTTCCGTCAGGGTTGCGGCCCATCCTGCCGCCAAGAATGTTGCGGGCCGAGTACGGCAAGGACCATTCCTGGAACGACCCGTGGACCTGGGCGATGACCTGGTTATCGGTGATGGTGTTGAAGTCCGGCCAGGGCCCGTTGATCACCTGACGCGCTTCGGTGGTGGTCAGGTCATCGGGATCGTCGATCCAGATCATCTGATCGCCGTTGGAGGTGCAGTACCCTCCCCCGTCGCCTTCGTACCACTGCGGGATGTCCCCCAAGTCCTGTGTGGAGCGGTGATCGACGTTAAAGGTGTCGGTCATCGCCTCGTACAGGAAGACGAACGCATCGGAGTGGTCGTAGGTTTTCCAGCAGCCCGTGTCGGCCTGTAAACGTAGGGTTACGCGCTGCGTGTTCTTTTGCGCGCCAGTTGTGGGATCCTTTTGTGCCCCTTGGAACCATCGGACGTCCGCCCACCAATGCCCAGCTTCCTGGTCGAGAAAGTCCAATTTCGACTGCTTGATGGCATCGATTGAGTCGTATAGGTGCCGGACCACCCGCCGGGTGTGCTTGGGGTCGCGGCCCCGGCAATCCAGGGTCAGCTGCACTTCGATCGGGTCTAGCAGGGCGTCGATATGAGTGACGCCGTCTTGGGTGGCACCCTTTTGGGTGATGTGCTTCCACGGCGGGATGAGGCCGGTGATTCCGTCGCGCTGCACTTGCACCGACTCGGGCGCTGTGAAACGATCCGGTATGGAATGCCCACCCATAAGGTAGAACTCGACCGACCGGTCGAATGCGGTGAGCCGCATCATGGGGCGATTGCCCTTCACGATGTGATACCAGCCATGTGGCACGAGAGGGCCTGCGGGATAGCGGATCGTCATTACATTCCCGGTGCCTGGTTTTGCGCCTGCTGGTGGTAGGCGATGTCGCGCCCGGTTCCGTCTTCGGTGGCCCGGTTGTTGTTCACGGTGATGTTCGTGGTGTTGCCGCCCTGATTCTTTGGAGCGTTCGGGTCTTCCTGGTTCTGGTTCTGGGGTGCGGTCGATTTACCCGCCATGTTCGGCAGAGCCGGCGCGGCCCCTGCGATTCCGCCAACGATCTTGGTGATCCAAGACTTGTTGGCCAGCTCTGAACCGCCCGTGGGCAGAAATGTGTCCATCAATCCTTGGACGCCGATCCCCGCGACCTGCCCGCCGTATTGGATTGCGCGGTTGGCCAACTTGATTCCGGTTTGAGCTGCTTGACCAGCACCCGGGGCCAGCAGGTCAAGGCCGCTGGCAGCCATGCCGATAGCGGTGTCCAGGGTTCCGCCCGGGGTCATGCCAACCCCGCCCTTGCCGGAACCTGATGCTGGTGTCACGCCGCCGTATTGCTGTCCCGATGGGCTGAGTCCTTGTGCTGGCCCGGTAGGGCCGCCGGCGCCGCCCATTCCCATGAACGGGTTAGGGGAAGGCGCCGGGTTTGTTAGTCCAGGGTTTGTCAGCGCATTCCCCGCCAGGGGTGCATAACCCGGCGCAGGGGGCGACGGCACGGTCATCCCCGCGCCGGATCCCATGGGCCGGTAGTAATGGGAGGTGAAGGCCGGATCGTCGGCGCCCGTTCCCCCGATGCCCCGATTTGCCGCCGAGGCATCACTACCCCAGTTGAACGGGGTGCCGCCAGGCAGGGTGGCCTGCATGTGGCCGCTGTTGTATCCAACACGGAAATCGCCCAGCCCGCCCATTCCAGGCATGAAGCCGTGCGCGGTAAGCCATTCCGCGGCATTCCCTGTGGCCATGGATCGGCCACCCGTAGGGCGCCCATCCATAATGTTGACCAGATCCTCGACGGCGCTGGAGCAGTCCCCAAGCCCCTTAGTGAGGTCCGCCGCCTGCGTCTGCTCGTATCGTCCAGAGGGAACGTTGGCTAGGAGCGCGGCATCACTGCCGAATCCGCCTCCTGGTCGGATTGCCGCAGGCCCCATGCCGGATGCCGCGTACGAAGAATCCTGGGCAATGCCAGTGAACTGCTGCCCGAATACACCCTGCGCCCCGAGGATGCCCATCATCCCGTATCCGCCCTTGGAGGGGTTGGCGGCGCTTATAGCGCTGAGCTGCCCGAGCATCGGCGCGAACGCGAGATTCGCGACGAACTTCGTTAGATTCTCGGCAAGTCCACCGAGGCCCTTGGAGGCGCCGAAGTCGGCATCCAGCTTGGCGCCAATCTCCCCCATCTCGTCGGTGAAGCCCTTCATCTTCTTCACCGTGCCGCGCTGCGCCTCGGCCAGCTTCATTTGCGCTGATGTGTAAGCTCGTTCGTCTTCCTGAACCTGATTCTTGGCGCGCAGCAGCTCCAGCTGGTCCGCATTGCCCTTCTGCTCAAGCTGAATCACCTTGAGCCGGTCCTGTTCAAGGTTGTTCTTTGCGCGCAGAAGGGATGACTCGGCATCGAAAACTTGTTGCGCATCAACAGGACCGGCCGGACCCAGCGCTAACCCCGGAACGCCCGGGGTAGCGAATGAAGGGTTCCCTCCGATCTGGAACTGCGAGGGATCAACGTAAGCGTTCGAATCTCCATCGCCCTTTTTGGGCTTCAATGGAGTGTTGGACACCCCCACCCGCGGCACGGGCGGAAGACTGCCCAGAGCGGACAGAACGCCGCCGAGCGGGCTTCCGAACGCATTGAGCGCTGAACCTGTGGCGCCCAACTGTTGAGTGGGCGTCAGGACTGTCGGGGAGTTTTGGTCTCTGTACTCGATGTGCACGACCATGCGGCCGTCGGGTAGCTGCTTGGCCTCCAAACCTAGTGCCTTGAGCTTGTTCTTGACTTCGTCTGAGTTGTCCTTGATGACGAAGTCTTTAGGCTTGTCGGGAAGCTCCTCAATCTTGCCCTTGAGGGATTCGATGGCTTCGCCGTTGCGGCGGTACATCTCTTCTTGGGCTTGGGTTTCCCGCATGGAATCGGTGAAACTGTCGCGCATACCGCGGATGCCATCGCGGAGGTGGTCTATCCCGTCGGCCGCCGACCGCATGTTTGAGCCGGCACTGGTCATGACGTTGGACCACTTCAGTACCGCTCCGCCCGCGGTCTCCATCGCTTCCCCGGTGGCCTTCATCCCCGGAATGTGCTTGGAGACAGACCCGATCGCCTGAACGACGCCGCCAATGGCTTTACCGATGTTCCCGAAGACAACCCCTAGGGCATCCGCAAGATAGCTGCCCGCCTGAAGTATCCGGGCGGTAAATCCAAGGAACGCGTCGGTACCGGTGGCCATGGCCGAAGCGAATTCAGTGACGAATCCGATGATTTCCGGTTTGTGGGTATTCACCCACTCCACTACGCCATTAAGGCCGGAGACGATCTTGTTGCCGAGGTTCTGCCCAGCGGGGCTGTTGAAAACGTCGAACAGCGAGAGCTTCAGTGCCTCGGTCGAGTTCTTGACACCTTCAACGACTCCCGGCCAGCCCTCCATCTGGGTTTTGGCCATCTGCGCTGCGGTTCCAGCGCGGTTGACGGTGGCATAGAGCTGGTCGAAAGCCGTGACGGTCCCGAGCAATGGTGCGCGGATCGCGTCCGTGCCGAACAGGGTTGCCAAGTTCTGCTGGAAGATGTCCGTCGGCATGCGGTTTTTGGCCTCGCCGAGTTGCCGGAACAGCTCCCGCATGCTGACCAGTTGACCGTTGGCGTCGTTGACCTTCAATCCGAGCTCATCCATGGCCTGCGCGGATTGGTCACTGGGATTGCGCAGTTGAATGAGCATGGTCTTCAGTGACGTGCCGGCATCGCTGCCCTTGATGCCCATGTTGGCGAGCATCGCGATAGCGGTAGCGGTCTCTTCAATAGACTGTCCGAATCCTGCTGCGACACCGCCTACTTGAGCCAAAGAGAGTCCGATGCCTGCAATATCGGCGGAGGACCCATTTGCGGCATTCGCGAGAACGTCAGCGATGTGCGCCGCATCCCCGGCTTTCAGCCCGAACGCATTCATGGCGTTGGCTTGAATTTCGGCTGCTTGGGCTGCGTCGACCTGCGCGGCTGTCGCGAGCTGCATCGTTCCGCGAGCAGAACTGATCGCCTGATCAACCGAGAAGCCAGCTTTGGCGAGCTCGGTCATAGCGCGTGCAGCATCCGATGCCGACACTCCAGCCATGGTGGTATCTGCACCGAGGGCGCGTGCTGCGGTGGCCATTTGACGTGTTTGAGCGTCATTGGACTCGGTGACGCCCTTGAAGTTGTTCACCGTGCGCGAGAAGTCAATTCCCGTGTCCATGACGGATTTGAATCCGCTGAGGACCATTTCGGCGGCTTTGACGCCAACCTGGATGAGTCCGCCTGCGACGATCGCCGCGGCGGCGCCGGCTACAAATCCCTTGCCCGCGGCTGATCCAATACTGGAGAGCTGCCCAACGATTCCTGAACTCTGGCTGGTGATTCCAGAGATAACGCCCGGACCACGGGACTGCTGCGCAGCCTGTAGCTCACGGTAGGCGGATACGGCGTCCTTGATTCCGCGGACTTCTTCGCGCCGACTGCGATTCAGGTTCTCTGCCGTGCGGACAATCTGGGTGTTGGTGCGAGCCTGCTGATCCCGGGCCTGGGTTAGCGACTTCTCCGCGGCGGCAATCGCGGCGGTGTCGCCGGACTTACGGGCGTCGGACAGCCGCTTTTCATCGGCGGCGATCTTTTCACCAAGCGACGCGGATTTGTCGCGCTGCTGCTGCAACTGCGATTCCGCCGTCTTCGCCTTGCCTGCCGCGTCAGCGATCGAGTCGTAAGCCTTCTCGTAGGTGCGTGTCGCGGACTGCACAGCTTTTGACCCAGCGGTGAACTGGCGGGGGAATGCATTGGATGATTCCCCGCCCGCGTTGGCGAAGATCCGCACAGCCTGATCAGCGGCCCGCTTGAATGACTGGTTATCGGGCCGTGCCTCAATGGGAAGAATTACTGGCACGGCTCACCTCCGTCAAAACTGGTCGCTTAACAGGCCTTCGCGGGCTTCATCAATGAACTCGGCTTCAGCGGCTTCCCGGCCGAAGTGTTCGATCCGCTCCGGGAGGGAAAGGAACACTTGTGGGATGTATTCGTGGTCGCCGCCGACGTACTTGCTCGCCCGGTACAGGGCGATTTCTTTGTGGATTTCCTTGAGCATCTGCACCCATTCGGGGTAGTCCCCGTCCCGCAGGGCGGTTTTGTATGGACCGTCCTCGGGGGCGTGTCTGCAGATGACCAGTAGGCGTCGGCTGGAGATTCGTCCTCTGTGCCAGTCGCCTATATCTAGGCCCTTGTCAAGGAATAGATCTTCAATCTCAGTTGGGTGTTGGCGCCACACCGCCACCGCTAGAAGCACTTTTGGAGTCGTTCTTCAACCGCTCATCCATTTCGTACTTCTGTTTGGCCCAGACGAGTTCGATCTCGTTGAAGTTGATTCCGCCAGCCTTGGCGCGGGCTGCGCCTTCCTCACCCCAGAGAACGATCGCGAGGCGTTCCGGCCATGACGGCTTCACGCGCACACCACCTAGGTGGTGTGGGTAGATGAGGTTGCCCTTTGAAATCAGAGTGCCGTTGGGGGCGAGTACGTCGGGTTCGCGGTCGTATTGGCGGATCTGGTCCTGTAGATCGTCCCAGCGGTCCTGCTGATCGTTATCGAACAGGTCCTTGTGGGGGATCTCGAACTCTTCACCCGAGGGGTGTTCGGGAGTTGGCTTGGCGCGGCGGAATTCGCTTCGCAAGAAGCTGTACCGGCCTTCACTTGCCTGTTCACGTGCATCTACTGCGTTAACGACATGGCGTCTAATGTCTTCGGCGGTCATGGTGGGCCTTTCGGGCTATTGGGCTGAGGTGGAGCTCACCTGGCGGGCGCAGCCCATACGCCCGCCAGGTGAGGACTGTGTTAGGAAATGGTGACGGCGTTGGACTTCGGCGTGTATGCCGAAGCACCGTTGGTGCCAACCACCTTTGCGCGGAACTTGGTAGAACCGGCCGTGACGGACTTGACCTTGACTGTGGTGGATCCACCGGTCGAGGTGACCGCACCGGGGGTGTCCAGAACCGCAGGCAGCCAGGTGGTTCCGTCGTCCACGGTGCTTTCCGCGGTGATGGTCCACGGGTCGCCAGTTCCGGTCGGGTCGGCGAAGACGATCGTCGCCTTGCCGGTCGTTCCAGCCGTGGCAACGGGTGCGGTGGCTGAAAGAACAGGCACGCCGCCGAGCGCGGACCAGCCGTCGCCGCCAGCCCATTCGGCCTTGATGGCGGGCCCGTACTCGCCGTCCACCAAGCCCATGAGGAATCCGTCCGGGATGGCCTTGAAGGTCAGCTCTGCGGCGTCGGCGTCCTTCTTGCCCATCTGCGCGTCGCCCACGTCGGAGAGTCGGGCGCAGGCGTATCCGGTGCAGGTGTAGATGAACTTGCCGCCCACCTTGCGGGCTCGCAGCAGAAGCACCTGGCGGTCAACGAAGTCCGCTTCCAGAGGCTTGACCCACACGGCGTTTTGCAGGCCGGGGTCCTCGCACAGAGACACACCGTTGGCGTCATTCAGGCGCAGGTTGTTGCGCAGCCGCTTCCAGGCCGGCTTCAGGGTTTCCACCGCGGTGAAGGAGAATGTCTCCTCTTCTTTGGTGATGATCGAGTCAAACGGGAAGTTCGACTGCTCGATCATGTAATCGTCGGTGTCGAGGCTGCCCTTCTTCTTCGGGCCATCGCCTTCCTTGAAGGCACCAACGAGGTGGAATCCCTCGTTGGCTTCAGGGTTGGTCACCCAGAAGCCGTCTACCTTCTTGAAAGCGAACAGGTCGTCGCGCAATTGGCCGTCTTCGGCGAACGGCGACCACAGAACGGTTCCGTTTTCATCGGTCGGGGTGATGTTCGTCGCTGAACCGCGAGCGTCGCGGACGAGAGCGGCGATGAGTCCACCGCGCTCCAGGAAACGGTTGTCGACATCGTTGAAGCCGCCGGCTTTCCACGTGGTGCCGGTTGCAGGTATAGCCATGCTGGCTGTCCTTTCGGATGGTGGTGAACCGGAAATCCGGCGTGAAAATTGGGCTGGGGTGCGGCATCTGGCCGCGCGCGGTCAAACCGCGACGTATGAAAGACCCAGCTCATAGCGAGCTGAGTAGCGGCGAATCAAGTCGTCCGCGTATGGGAGCTTGACTGCCTTCTGGAACGTCTTGACATAGTCGGCGTTGGCGATAGAGCCGTCAGACATGGTGATGTCGACGAGGTTTCGCGCGAGGCACATCATGCGGCGGTGCCCTTCATTGGCTGCCGCCTTTGCGGCTTCAATACCGGGTGCGTAGAAGTCCAGTTGGACAACCGGATAGTCGATCCCCTGATCTGGCAGGTCGGCCCCGGCGACGCGTTGTACGATGCAAAACGGCCACTCGTCTCCAGTGAACTTCTCTGCGGAGCAGCCCATAACGGATGCCATGGCGCAGATGACGAAATCCTCGGCGTCCGGGGCATCCTCGTCGAGGAGGTCGCTCATATCTGGATACCGTCCGCGTCTAAGGTGCCGCCGTAATGCGCTGCCGTTTTGGCTCCGGGGGCGAAGGCGGGCGTGGGGGTATCCGGGCCGAACTTTGATCCGTCTTTTGTATCGGGTCCGGTTCCGAACTCGATAAAGTGGGCTCGCCAGTGCTTGCTTCCCACTGTCGCTTTCCCGTTCTTGACTTTCTGAACCTTCACAGATGCCGCGTATTCCCCTGTGTCGACGGGCGATACGCTGCGCCAGTAATCGGCGGCTTCCTGGGCCATCTCGCGCAGGCCGGCATCAACCTCAGCGGATGAAGCGATGGCCGCAGCTAGTTCGGAATCTGATATCCCAAACTTGGACAGCGGGTTTGCCATCAGCTGGCCTGCCTCTTGCAGAAGATGGTCACGTGTTCGATTTGGCCGCTGAGGTCATATTTGGGCTGTATTTGGCCGTCGATCTGGAATGTCAGACCGTTGTGCTTGACTTCTCCGGTTGATTTCGCGGCCAGGACTGCCGCTTCCGGTGGCGCGGTGCACTTCCAGACTTCGGTGGCGATATCAGTCTCAGTGACTACTTCGGCCGTCTTAAATGGCCGAAAGTGGCATCCAGCCACAGATACTTCAGTGCGCTGCTTTTCCTTGACGCCAAGGAATCCGGGCTGGCCGGTTTCGGTGACGGTCACGAAAGTGACCGTTTGGCCGCCAAAGCTCATGGGGACTGCAGGATCCTGAACGCGGAGAATTTGGCGGCAAGTTCGTGGTCGGTGGACACCAGGCTCTCGAACCACTCGTATTCGACATCATCGATGCGTTTGCGTTTCATGTCGCCGCTGTCGCGAGTCGTGATCTGCGCAAGGGAGCGCGTACCGACCACGTCGACAATGGCTTGGCGCCAGTCCGCCGCTTCGGCCTCCGTGTAGCCGTGAGTGATTGTGGCGGTAATCGATCCGTCCCGGCAGGACCAGCATCCAAACCTGTTGGTGATGGTTCCTTTCCGGCGAGACTTGTCCAGCGTCGATACGTCCAGGGAGACGCCGAGCTGCGTCACCGCCGAGACGGAGATCAGGTTCATGGTCGGAAGGGACAACACATGCCCACCTGGACCGTCCAAGTCCAGAACCTCATTGGTTCTGACGGGTGAGACGTGCCACCCGCACCAGCGACGAGCGGCAGCCAAGACAGCGTTGATGGCCGCTTGCGCTGCTGTGTCATCGACGTACCGTGCCCTTGTTGCCGCCGGCAGGTCATCTGGTGCGATCTCGGCCACTTACGCCCTTGCCACCGGAGAGGACGACGCTTGCCCGAGAACTGCCACGGCCGAGAAGATTCCACCCGTTGTGGCACCTGAAGTGGTGACGACCAAACGCACATACTGTTCAGTGCCGACGATGTACCCAACATCGAACACCACATTGTCATCGGCTGATCCGATGGACGGCGCGGTGCCCTGGATGCGTCCAGTGGGAACGGCTGACCAGTTGGAGTTGTCCGAGGAGTGCTCCAGCGTGATGACATGGGTTCCGTCTGTGATCGCGCCTGTGCTGATCACGAACAGCGCGGTTCGGAAATCGTTTCCGTACACGCCAAGATCAACGGTGGTTCCGTTGACGGTGCCGTTAGTGCGCGCCGCTGAGGTCAGCGCGAGCCGGGACAGGCTGTGGGTGTAGAGGGTGTCCCTCATTCGTCTTCCTTGGCAGGCGCCGGCTTGGCTGGCGCCTTCTTCGGTGCAGCCTTCTTCACTGCACGCGGATGCGCCGCGGTAGCCGTCTCCACGGGAAGGGTAGATTCGCCCACCTTCACAAAGTGAGCAGCGTGGGTTTCCAGGATCGGGTCGTCGTCCTGAACCTCACAGCCGCCGGCATAGACGTGGTCGTTGAAGGTGAATGCGTTGGTGCAGCGATGGCTCACTGTTGGCTCCTCTCAATAAGATCGGCCATGTCAGCCGGGATGGGGAATGTCTCGAATGGCAGCGCTGGCCGGTTGACGTGGATGTCTCGGTCGATGACTAGGTGTATGCGCGGCGCGTCTGTGCGGTTGACGACAGCGTGCGGTTCCCAGTGCGTCACCGGGAAAGATTCGCCAGCTTTCGGCGCGAATGTCTCTTGGGCGCACCATTGCCCTGCCGCGGATATGGGTACCTGCCAGCGTTCACGCCAGGGCCCGGCGTCGCGGTGCGGGATGATGAACCCGCCGGGCTCAATCCAGGACAGCCAGGCATCCCAGATTGGGTCTAGTGCGTCCCAAACGAATTGGAACAACTCTGCATGCTTCTGCATCTGCCTGGCGCTGACCAGACCTACACGCCGATACCCGTGGTGTACTCGGGTTTGGGTGTAGGTACTGGCCAGCGACCAGGCCGATGTTGGAATTCCAGCCAGTGCGGTCTGCAGCCGGCTGGGGTCGAACTTCACCCGGGTATTAGGTGACGTTCAGTACGCGGAACGCGCCATCGTTCACGCTGTCTGCGCCGACTCGGAAGTAGGCGTGCCAGCCGGACTGGCCGGTGGGCCGTCCATTGGCTCCGAACAGGTGAGGAATGTAGGAGATGGTGGTTCCGATGCGGTCGGCGATCACGTAGTTCTGGAAGTCGCCGAACACCAGCACCAGGTTGTCCGCCAGGGCGGTGATGCTGTTGTCCATGGCTTCCGAGATGTAATCGGGGCGGCCGAGCAGTTCGGACTTGCGGGCCTCGTTGAGGTAGCCCCACAGTGCCGCACCGCCGTTGGTGTCGAACCGGCGCATCAGGTTGTAGATGGCGCGGTGTGCCAGCCACGAACCGTTGGCCGCGAACCGGGCCGGCAGAGCCGAGTCCAGGGCGTACACGTCGCCGACGGCGAACGTGTCGGTGGTGGCCGAAGCGACAACCGACGAACCACCGGTCAGGGCGGTGATGATGCCGGTGGGTTCACCCGAGCCGGAACCGGTCACAAACGCCACCGATTCCAGGCGGTCCTTCTCGAACGCGATCATGTTCGCGATCTCGTTGGCCAGACCTGTTGCGTCAGCCAGGACTTCATGGGACACAGGCACGAACACCTGAGCCTTGACGACCGGGATGGACGGCTGCGCCAGGGTGGGGGCGTCATCGGAAACCTGCGCGGCTTCCGCGTCCCACGAACCGGTCACGCCGGCGCTGGAGACACCGTTCCACACGTCACCAGTGGCGGTGACGACGCGGGCGATCTGCCGAACCTGGTTGACCGAGCCGTTAGCGGTCAGGATGACCGATGGATCCAACTGGAACGGAACCATGAACCCACCGGCCGTGTCGGTGAGGCTCATCGCGCGCTCGTAGGCGGCGACCTCGGGTTGGGTCAGGCCGGCGAGCTGCCCCTTGGAGCGCACCAGCTTGGTGAACACACTGGTGTATTCCGGGGAGGTAGTGCCCAGCACCATGTTGGCCATACGACCGGTGTCGTCGCGCTCTACCAGCTTGGCGGACGCCTCGCGAACCTTGTCCGACGCGAACGGCATGCGCTCGATCGCATCACAGGCCCGCGAACGCAATTCGCCCCGGGTTCCGCCACCGAAACGCATTTCCGAGGTGTCCCACGGGTTCTTGTACTTGCCGTTGCTGAACGTCACACCGCGCGCGGGGGAGTCCACGACCTGGGTGCGGTCTTCGGTTACCTCGTTCGTGGTGGACACGACGGTGGCGCTGCGGACCTCGTCCAGAGCGGCGTCGTGCTCGAGGTTCAGGCGGTGCTCGTGCACCTGCCGGAACTCCTCGACGAGAGCAGGTACGCGGGCGCGGTCCTCGGCGGTCTTGTCTTTCTTGGCCTTCAGCCGCTCCAGTTCGTCCTGGATATCCTTTTCGCGGTTGACGGCCTGCTTGATGTCAAGTTCCATCTTCACAGTCCTTTCAGGGGTGGGTTGAGCTCCATCGCGTTCCTGACTTCGGCGAGCGCTGTCGCAAACAGGTCGTCATCCGCGTTGCGGTCTTCAGGGGGCGTGGAATCTTCTTGTTCGGTTTCGGGCTCCGGTTCGTGCTCCCCGGCCTGTTCGGTGGGTTGCGGCGCGTCGGTGTCTTCGTCCGAGTGCTCAACGGCCACCTCTTCGGTGGTGTCTTGCGGCTCTGACTCCCCCGGGTCGGGGGCGTGATCTACTGCGTCAGCGCGCAATAGAAGTTCTGCGAGCAGTCGGCGCTGCTCGGGTTCTTGAAGTCGGGTGCGGTCGATCTCAACTACATCGGTTGACCGCACGGCCGCGGTGGTGTCGGCGTAGGCCGGCCACACGACGGGCCCGACCTCGGCGATCTTCACTTCTTTAAGGGTGCGCAGTAGCGGGCCCCGATTGTTGGGGTCGCGGTAGAGAATCTGGTCGACCTCTTCGGGTTTGACGAGTTTCCCTTCACGGTCGTGCCATTCGTCGCGCACCACCGAGAATCGGAACGACATGCCGTCGATCGCACCGGAGGCGATGGCCTCACGGATTAGGTCAATGAGAATGTGTTGCCCGAGGCGGGCCTGCACATACAGTCCGCGGTCGTCCTCGTGGATATCGGAGATGGCACCAATGGGAATGGACCCGATCAGGGGGTGGTGTCCGTGGTCGAACTGGAACTTTGGTGTGCGCTCGCGAAGTGACTTACGGAACGCACCGGGTGCGATCTGTTCATCGAATGTGCCTTCCCAGGAGTCGATCCTGGTGGGCGAGTTGAACACCGCGCCGTAGCCTTCAAAGGTGAGGCCGTCGCCGTTTTCGTTCGCGTCACGGGTGAAGGTGAACGACACTGATCGGCTTAGGTTCTCGCGCGGCGGGGTCTTCTTCTCGGTCATTGCTCCTCCTTGGACGCCTGCGCGGTGTTCAGTTGGTCTGCGCCAGGCTGCTGCAGCTGCACGCTGTACAGCCCGGAGTGCTCGAGTAGGCGTAGGTCGTTGGCTTCCACCGCTTTGACGACTGATTCGGGTTTGTATCCGGCGGTGATGTACGAGTTGATGGTTTGCGCTTTCACTGCCGCGATATCGGCGGCGTCTTTCTCGTCTTCACGCAGGAACGGGACATCGGTGGCGTCGTACCAGAGCCGAGTTGAGTCGTCGGGTAAGTCCATGACGCGCTCTATTGATCCGGAGGCGTTTTGCCATAAGGGATGTGCGGTGCCGTCTGCGAGCCGGCGGCGAGCCTGGCCGTAGTTGGAGTACGTGGCGGCGGCCAAGCCTTCGGAAAGTCCGACGATCACAGGAGGGACGCCGGCCGCGGCGGCGATGCGGGTTTCACCGCCACCACGCACTTCCTTGAAGTCGATGTCTTTGAGGTTGGAGCCGACTACGGTCACATCCGCTCCCGGGTACAGCTGCAGTGTCTTGCCTGCGTTCTCGGGGCCAGCGAACTTGTCTTCGAACTCCTCGACCCACTTCTTGACGTTGTCAAGAGTGGCCGCCGCGATTCCCGGGGCGCCACCGAAGTGCCTGATGACCATGTTGGGCGTGGCAGCGTTGTCGAAGAACTTGCGCTGATGACGGGTCATCGCATGATCGGCCTGGATCTCGCGCAGGATCGGTGTTAGCCAAGACATTCCGATGAACACACCCAGCGGGTCTGGGATGGGTGCAAAGTGTGCGACCTCTTCGACCAGAAATGGGACGGGATCGTTTTTGGTGTATATGCCACCTTCGGTGTACAGGTAGCCCTTTTTGACCCATCCGAGCTGTGCGCCACCGCGGCGACCGGGATCTCTTGGGGTGGCCACAATCTGCACCCAGTCGGGCCGTAGCCGCACCAATTCGCCGGCGGGATCTGCGGTACCCATTCGGGCGAGTGAGGTTTCCTTGTACCAGTACGAATTGCCTGCCAGGTCCGCGTCTTGGATCATCCGTACCAGGAGATCCTGGGTTGTACCCCCAGGCCATGGACGCTCAAGCAGAGCAAGGTCTTTGGTCCCGTAGGTGTCCGATGGTGAGCCGCCCCGCAGACGCTGCCACTGGAACCGAATGCTCGAGAACACCAGCATCCGCACCAACATGCACGAGAAGACCACTCCATTGGAGGCGTACGCCTGGGAGGCCAAGCCTTCGAAATTATTGGGCGGCTTCTCAGTCCCCGTACCGACCAAGGTCTGCCGAACACCGCCAGCCTGGTACGCGTAGTTGTTGAACGCGAACTGGTTAAGCATCTGCGCGTATTCATCGATCGACAGATCTCGCGCCGTCTTCGGACTACCGGCGAGACGGTCTAGGAACCTCACGGGCTAGACCCGTCCTCTCGCAGCACCACGCCAACCCCCGCAATAGTCAGCACTCCCCCACTAATCAAAGCCCAGCCGATTCCGGCCACGACTGCAACGCCGGCAGAGACTAGAAGTGCGCCAACGATGGCGACTAGCAGCACAACTCGCTCTGCTGTCATCAGCTGTAAAATCCCCACACTTGTGTCTCCTGTACTCGCCCGTGAACAATGAGCCCGTGAAGGGCGAGGGTGACGGCCACTAGTTGTGTGATGTCACTGGTTGCGTCTTTGCGGTCCCATGCCCACGCGTCAGCTAGGTCACGTTTCTTGCCCGCACATACCGATTTCTGAAGGTCTTTCGCGCCGCGGTGCCGCAGCCCGTTTTCGTTGACGACGGATAGGAACTTGCTGCACGCGTTCGCCATCCCGGTGGCGTTGGTGGTTTGAACCTCAACGCCGAGGTCTTTCATGTCTTGGATCACCGCGCCCGCTTCGGAGCGTTCATCGACTATGACTGCGCACGGCGCCCATTTGGTGACAAGCTCTTTGACTCGAGTTGGGATCCACTCAAGTCCTGGGAGCATGTTCACGTCCGGGGTATCCGTGGCGACGGGGACGATTCCGACGTGAATCTTTCCGTCGGATCGGTACCCGGCCACCGCTATAGCCGCGGCTGTCTGTCCCTTGTTCGCGTACACCCCAAACGACACCGGATCTAGCGGCTCAGACTTCAGATCCTTGAGCGCGCTCCACATATCCTCGGTGATCAGGCCGCCACCGTTGGACGGCCAGATGCCCATAGCTTCGCGCGCCCACGAGTCATCGTCGGGGATGTTCTCACGCATCCGCAGCATCGACTCCAGAGGAGTCCTGTGCGGGAAGGATGGATTCATCTTCCGCCACTGCGACTGATCATCCGGCTTGGCGTTGGAATCTGCGGAGAACTCCACATACACCTGGTCGCCTCGAGTAAGGACTACATCGCCCTCGGGTTTGTCCTTGAGTGCCTTATCCCGTTTTGACGTGAAGGCTTCACCGTCATCGGTAGGCCGCGGCGGTGTGCCAAGGAAGAAGATCAGCGCCCCGTGCGGATGTCGAGCCTGGTTGGTGGCCGGCACCATATCCTCGAGCGCCTTGAGACTGAGGATCTGCGCTTCGTCGAAGACCTCGATATCGATCTCGTCCATGCCGCGCCCGAAGCCTTGAGCTCGAGCACCGAACATGATGATCGACCCGTTACGGAACCGGATCTCCTGCTCACCGTTGGCTTCACGGATACCGTTCGATCGCCCAGGCTCCAGGTGCGGGGCGATCGCCTTGCGCTTCACCATCGCCTGGAACGAACGGAAGGTGTTGGTGGTCGTTCGATTGTGGTGCGAAGTCCACACGGCCCGCGTGCCCGGAAACTCCAGGCACAGACCGATCACGATGTTTCCAATCGTGAACGTCTTGCCCACCTGCCGCGGTATCGACGCCACCACGCCGCCGACCGTCGCCGCGTACTTACCGTTCTCGCGGCACCCCAGCATGATCGAACCAAATCCCTGCTGCCAAGGATCGAACTCCACCCCAACCTCAGACAGGCGCCGCTTTACCCGCGGATACACCGACGTGACAATCCCCTCGGGGATAACCACATGACGTGCGGCTTCCGATAGACGCGGAAGAGGCTTAGATTTCTGAGGCGTCGAACTTTTCGTCATCAGGTTCACTGCCGACCAGCAGCGGATGATCCGGCGCCAACGCTCTCAGTGCAGATTCCAGTTCACGCACTCGGCCGGCCAAATCCGCATCGTCGCGGGCATCAATCGCGTCAATGTCATGAGAGATGTCCTGCAGGCGTTTCGTCAACGCCGCAAGATCACGGGCGGCACAGTTCGCCGTCACCGTCTCAGCGATCCGATCCCGCATCGCCACCAACAGCTCACGAGGTGTACCCGACTTCGCGGCCTGAACGACAGACTTCGACGGCTTCTGTGGCGCCGGCTCATCACTGCCCACGGCCCGAAGGCCAGGCTTGTTGGCCATGCGCCCTCCGATCATGTGGGTGGTGGTGTGGAAAACGTAAGAGAGAGATTCGCGACTGGGGCGGGGTCACCATCGGTGCGGTGGTGTTCGACGCCTACCCACCCCCCCGGGGTTACCAGGGTCTTGAGGTGTCGGTGGTTGGTGTTTGTCGGTTCGCGGTGGCTCTGTTGCCGCCGGCTGGGCACTCTCGGCCTCTGTGTTCTGGTCCGCGGTATCGGGTTCGGTCGTTGTCGTCGTGGCCGAGGTCCCATGGGCTATTGGGGGCTATTTGCTCGCCGCAGCGCCAGCAGGTTGCGCGTCCTGCTTGGACTATCGGTTCCCAGTGCTTGCGGGTCTTCTTGTGGTGGTATCCGTAGCCGCGCTCAGTGGTGTTGCCCTTGGATGGCATCAGCCGCGCTGTACTTCCAGCGTCCAGCCGTTGTCACGGGTAGTGACCATGATTGCCGTGTCGGTACCGGTGAGGTTGGCCATCGACAATGTGGCGGCCTCAGCCACAGCACCCATCAACGCTATGCCCCAAGGTTGTCCACCGGTCTTGAGTTTCAGACTCTCGATGTCCGGTGGGGTGGAGCGCCAGGAGCCGGGATCGGCATCCATGAGGGTGTCGCCGTCGATGGTGATGGTTATGTGGGCCATCACGCGGCCTTCTTGCGGTCGAAAGGCAGTCCCGCATACCAGCGGCGGCCACCGCCTTCATGGACACCTACATGCAGCGGTTCGAGTGCGCAGCGCACGACTGCGTGTGCACGGATATAGAAGGCGTCTGCGCAACGGGCTTCACTCATGGGCTGTGAGCTTTCCTAGTTGACGGTCAGGGATCATCACGTCATTGGTCTTACCCAACGTGAGTTGCAGTAGCGGCGACTGATGCTGATGATCGGATTGGCGGTAGACGGTGATGATGCGGGTACCGTCCGGTGCATCAGCAGCGTCCTGACGTAGTTGGGCTGCATCAGCTTTCGTCAAGCAATCGAACTCGCCGCTGATAATGGACTCGATAGCCTCAGCCCACTCCTTAGCCGCGGAGCCGATCATCTCCTGCGTCTGCTCATCAGACATACCAGCACCCCTGAATCCCGGAAGGGGGATCAGATGTGAAGGGGTGTTCTCGTCACCCGGATGTGGGAGGACGCCGCGGGAGAACTGGCGCACTAGAAGATCAATGAGAAGCTGGTTAGGCACTAGCGGCAGCGCCTTCGGGCGTTAAAGTTCCACCAGCGCACTGGTCGCCAATCCCAACTCGGGGGCGCACAACCGTCATGTAGATCTTTGATCCAGTACCGACCACAGTCGAGGCAATGCCAAGTGCTGCCAGCTGCGCTCCGTGGGCGGAGCGAGATCCACGCGCCCTCGTCATACGCTGTGCATACATGCGGCTCAGTAGCGACGTATGCATCAGATCGGTCGGCTAGACGGCGCAAGACGCGGGCAATGCTCTGTTTCATGGGCTGTGGGCTTTCTCTACTTGGGCTCAAGGTCTAGCAGGTAGTCCATACGGCGAGTACAAACCAACTCTTCATGGAGATCACCCTCGGTACGGGCTATACGTAACCGCTGCAACGCTTCTAAGATGCGGAGCTGGTTAGCGGTGAGGGCCACGGCTAGTTCCAGGTAATCCGCTCACACAGCGGGAGATCGGCCGCACGCACGATGTAGCCGCGCTCAAACGACGGCACATCGAAAGCGCTATGCACGCTGTCCAGCTCTGGGTACTCGCCCAACGGTTGACCATCAAGCATGATTGCCTCCCAAAGGAGCTACGTCCCGAAGAGTAGTTGCCGCCACGACTTTCGAGGTTGGGATGGTTGATGCTCGGAGAGCATGGCTAGAGGCATCAATAGTTTTGCGTAGGCCGTCGCCTCCAGCCCTACTTTTAATGCCCTTTCCGCGAAGTCAATCAGCTCTTCGCGGCTCATTTCTTCAAAGCTTTTACCCATACCTCAATTATCCCGTGTTTCAACGGGATCGGCGGTGTCTAGCGCAGCTATTGCAGCGTCTGCGAGTTTCCCGAAAATCCCCGGAGGAAGCTCGCCGTCTATCAGGTTGATGCTTGGATCGAAATACCCAAACGGTTCATCCCACTCTTTGAAAGCTGCCCAGAAGGCGTCGTGCAAAGCGGATGTCAGTCGGTTCCGCTGGTCGCTCATCCCGGATTCCGTACGTCGTCTATCGACGTAGGACCGAACATGCGGCGACGCTCCGAGGGCTCAACACTGCGCTTCTCGGTCATCGCCTCGATGTAAACCTGTTCATACGTTGCGATAGCACGGCTTAACTCTTCATCCGACGTATCAGAAGGATCGAAAGAGAGGCCGAGTTCACGTGCCCGGTCTATATGGGCTTGAGATGGTTCAGTCACGGCGCTCGATTCAGGACGACCGACCCGTACATGCGCACCCATCGAATGCACTGCTTCTCGGCGCTCGTACGACGCCGAAATGACCAGCGCTGCAGCACCTTCCCATACCTGGATAGCTGTGCTTCGTAGCCATTCAGGAAGCAGGGCTTACCGAGTGCATGGAACTGCTTGCGCCGGTATTGGCAGACGTAATCGTGGGCCAGGTGGCCATTTAGTGCGTAGTGCACAGCATCGGCGAGGCTGGGCTCGGATTCAGCGATGTTGGGCTGGGAAATCTCTTGCGTGCTCATCCCTCAATTTTACCGAGCTACAGCACAAGTCGCGGTGTCTACAACCGTCTTCGGTACGGCTCGTAGAAACCCTCGGGCTTGTCCAACTGGAACATCTTCGGCGACAGCCACAACGTCATCGTCACCGACGACATTTCATTCTCCGAGCAGGCTTCAACCTGCACTACTGCTATCCAGTGCAGATCGTGGGTGCGTATCCAGGCGATCTGGTGGCCCCGCATCCAAGCCTCTAGGCGTAAACCCTCTGCCCTGAGGGACAGGTTGCGGTTGCGCACGAAGCCGCCGACACAGCCAGGTAGGGCTTGGTACATGTCGACATAGACGGTGCGGTACAGCTTTTTGAGCGTGGGAAAGCGAGGGTTGCTAGACCATCGCTCGAACACCTGTTCGATAGTAGAACAGGGAGGCTAGAGGGGCAAGTCAGTCCGTGTGCTCGTCATATGGGTGCACAACGCCGTCCGTGTCGATCCAGCACCCCCAGTGTTCAATCGTGCTGAGGTTGCCAGTGAAGCGGACATAGAGCTCGACTTCGTCACCATCACAAAATGGGCGGCCACAGAGGTAACACACCGGGTCTGCTGGAACCGTCCAGCTCCAGTTTCCAGTTCCGGCAAGGTTGGGGCGCGGGGATTCGGCATCTAGGTCAACGGTGTCGCCCGGGTGGAGGATGGTGTCTCTCCACCGAGAGGTCTGCGGCCGAATCTCACGCACCCTCAGGCTGATGGAACTACTGCTCATGCTCTCTATTATTCCGCACCGTGGCGGAAACGGCGGTGTCTAGCGTCGCCCGAACAGGCTTCCGAGGATTTCTATCGGGTTGGCCGCTTTGACCACTCCCCTGATCTCCGTGCCGAGTTGGCCTAGTTCAGCTTCCGCGCTACCGGCGATACCGTCGGCGGACGTCTGCACCACACCGACGGCGCGGTCAACGCCGTCGCGGGCGATATCCAGCAAGCCGTCCATGAACTTCGGAACCGTGTCGTCAGGGATCTTCCGGTTCGCGATGCGCTCACACATGGCCACGAGTAGAGGGGCCATGGCGCCGGCTAGTGCTGCGAAGAATCTGTCGAGCATGGCGGCACCTAATCCTTGGAGAAGTCGCGGATGGACTCGGTTTGCGGCTTACCGCAGCGGATGCAGCAGCGCTTGTACTGCGCCGAGGGAACATCGCAGTCCCACGAGGTGTCGATGAAGCGCTTATTGAGGCGCCACTTCTCCCAGTGATGCCAGCCGATGCGGCACAGAATCACGACGGATCAGCCTCGGCGGGCACGGTCACCTGTTCTGTCCAGCTTGTTGGGTCGTTCTCGGGATCTACTCGACACCCTGTAGAGCAGGGGGCGTAGCGGATACGGCCACAGGGGATGCAGCAGCGGACACGAGACAGAGGCATGAGGGAACCTCCGTTTGGGCATAAAAAAGACCCCGACCTAACAAGAGATCGGGGTGCGAGTTGCGCCTAGGCGCAGTTTACTACTTGACGGTGGTTAAGGGGTATATCACCTGGTCGGCGTGTCGCAATCGAGCCACACCGGAACTAGCGGTCTTCCCACTGATCGCAATCGCAGTCCTCGCGGAGGCATCTACCCCACCAAGCCTCATGATCGTGTTGTTCATGCACACATCCCCGGCAGCGTGGCGGGCACATTTAGATTCCTGTCTCTTTCATCTTTTTACCGCGTTTTACAAGAGCCTCAAGAACGTCGCACCACCAGCCCACATCGTCCTGCAGTAGCGCCCACTCAGCCTTGCGACCCCACGCCTCGATATCATCCTGCAGCTCTTTCACTTTTTGATTGAGCTGCCGATTCAAGGTATCGCTCATCATGCACCCTTCTTTCGGTCTCGCTTCTCGCAGTTGTTATGCGCGTGCAGCACATCCCCTAGCCGGTAGAACTTCTTACCCGTATCCGGGTCGCTGGAGACCGGCCTCAAATGTCCACCACGGGTAAGTGAGTGCACTCGCTGCGCGTTCAGCTTCTTGCCCATCTCCCCTATTCGGCGGGCGATAGGTTCGATGGTGTCGGCGGTGACGATGTGCTTGTTCGCTTCATACACTCGCCCGCGGTCGATCACTATGTCATCGTCGGCGGGGATGTCTATCTGTCGCCAGCACTCATCGATAGCGGCCTTGATGTCCTCGTAGGCTTCTTCTGAACCCTCAGTGAGGGCTAGGGCGATCATGTTGATACGCAGCCACTTAGCAAGGGTGATGATGTCGTTGCCTTTGTCCCACACGATGGCTCGCTGCTCACACACCAACCGCACCCACGTTGATAGGCAGTTGTGCAGCTTCTGTGCAGCCTCTTCTGCTCCGAGGTGGATGGGGACTTGAGATTCAGGTTTAGGCCTTCGGGACATACTTAACCCCGGCCTCTGGATGCGGGCCTGGCGGGTGAGGGTGACAGACAGCTCCCCGATCATGCGGGGGATGCTGGCCAACTCTTCACGGAGCTTGTGTTGGGAGCCCTTGTCTAAGAAGAAGCTGTCGGAGACGGACATTCAGGCTCCCTCGCTGAGGATTAGGCGGCGGAAGTTGGCCCAGAATCCGCTCCGGCGCTCAGTAGGTTCGGTCGCAGGAGGATCTGAACGTAGCCCCGATCCGTAGACGCGGCTCCCGTGATGGGCTTCTGCAGCTGCTATGGCTTCGGATTCGCTGTTGCCCCAGTACGCCCGATAGATCTTGTCGTCACGCTCTCCGTCGTAGATGAAATACGCTTGCCATCCCGGGCTTCCCAGTGAGTAGTAGGCGACGATGTAGTGCCCACCTTGACCCTTTGCTGACTTGACGTGCTCCACCAGTGAGGACCTGCGCGGGCTTGATTCCCATTCCAGCGGGAGCCGGGGACCGTTGTACTCAACGCTTTCCGATATTTTCGGCTTACGACCACCGGTCATTCTTGTGACCATTTGCAACAGCTCATCATTTCCCCACATCAACTCCACAACTAGAATCAAAACAAACGTAAACAGGGCTGCCACGGGCAAGAACACGAACGTGACGAATAGCGGCAACCACCAGTAGGCGGCATCGGGGCCGAATAGCAATCCAACACTTGCTCCACCAATTACTAAGAGGACCAAGCTGACTGGCGGTCCCCAATCTCGCATCGATTCCCTCACAAGGCTTCTCCGTTCGACGGTGGATGGTTGGCGGGCCACATGTTTCTCCACACCGCGCGCCAGGCTTCTACGTCGGCACGGAACTGCTCGCAGTCATGGGTTGAAAACCCCTCCGCCCAGCGGGCAAACCCGCAGTCTGGGCATTGCGTTTCAGCGAGCACTCCCCACCTCCGGTGGATCGTTCTCTGCCATATAGCGTTCCCAGGCGAGACGGCGAGTACGGGCGACATGATGGGCCTCTGCTGCGGCTAGCGCCTTCTTCTTGCTACCGCCCTGGTACAGGTCTTCGCTTAGCGTGTACTTTCCGAATCTCGCACGCCACTTAGGTTTCCCATTGCCATAGTCATACAGATCCACCGCATAGGAGTACATGCCCACATTGGCGGAATAACGCTTCTTCGTGTACCCACTAGAGACGCTCTGCTCTTCCCATTGCAGCGGTTCAGTACTCAACTCTCACTACCTCCGCGCAGTCGGCGAATCTCTGAGACCAGTTCCGGGACAAGCAGTACTAGCGACTCGCTAATTTCAGTTAAGTGCCAGCCGCAGCGCTGGCCGCAGTCCTGGCATGCGCCCTTAATGAGACCCGCCACGTAGTCCGCCCATTCAAGGACGTCATCGAACCCAGCGTCGTCACTCGCTCGGCGCGATAAGCCTGTGGGCACCCGTACAGGAACCGCCCATACCCTTGGGGCCTTCGGGCTCAACGCGCATGCCCGCCCTAATGATGTATTGATTGCATTCGCTAGACCAACTGCGTCGGTATAGCTATCGGCATCGTGAGATTCGTTGGCGCCTAGAACCTGGACGGTCCACTCCTCTGACACCTCTACATCAATCGATTCACTCATATGCCAAGTCCTGCAAGGAAAGATCGCTGGCAGTATTCGGAGCACGACCCGAATGTAGATCCGATGAAGGTGCCGGGATCGCCTTCGGTAAATTCATCGCCGCAATTAATGCATCGAGGGCGTATCACTATTTCGCTCATACCTCAATTATCCTCCGTTTCAGGACAAGTCGCGGTGTCTAGAGCTGGGTCAGGATGGTCCGCAAGTCGGCAGCCAGCGCGGGATTATCCTCAGCGCAAGAATCCGCATAGGCAGACAGGGCTGTTCGCGCGTGCCGGTCCTTCTCGTATTCGAGAATGAAGCACGGACCCATAGGCTTACCGTCCGTCCGCTCCACCAGGTACTTGATGTACACGCCTCGGTTGTCGCTCATAGCCCAGTCTCCTTCATCTTCTTGCCGCGCTTGGAAAGCCCTTCTAGCACGTCGCCCCACCAGCCCGTGTCATCCTGTTGCAACGCCCAATCGGCTTTACGTCCCCAAGCCTCAATCTCGTCTTGCAGCTCTTTAACCCGTTGATTCAGCTGCCGGTTCAATGTGTCGCTCATACCTCAATTATCCTCCGATACACCGACATTCGCGGTGTCTAGCCCGCTTTCCTTTCCTGGTTCCACCTACGCCTGTCCTTCAATGACAGCTCCCCGTAAATACCGTGCTGGTCGTGTACCTCAATCGCGAATTGGAGGCACTGGAGTTTGACGGGGCAGCCGTGGCAGATTTCCTTGGCCCGCTTACATTCCCGGCTGGCGCCTTGATCTGGGAACCACCACTCCGTAGGGAGTCCACGGCACGCTGCTTCGTCTTGCCAGGACAGGTCCGCGACTAGACCGGTGAGGCATCCGACGATGTCTGCGGCGACACTTCCACCGGCTATCCAGTCGGTAGGGCTTGAGTGCGGCATCAGCTTGCCCTCCCCCGCTTCATCACCATCCGCTCATGGGCGGTGACCCCACCAAAAATCCCGTACTCTTCATTAGCCCTGAAGGCGTATTCCAGACACTCGGCAGCGACCGGGCATTGGGCACAAATCGCTTTCGCAGCTTTGGCCATCGTCCTCCCCGGACTACCCGGGGTTGGGTAAAACAACTCGGGATCTGTCTCAGGGCAAAGAGCGTACTCTGTCCAGGGCTCATGGTTGATGGACCACATGTCGGCGCCACCGTCTATGATTCTTGGTCCGGGGTGAATGTTTCTCACTAACGCCTCCAACGTGTCTCATGCGGCCAATGCCTTGGTTTCCCTAAATCCCCCTGCCCATCCATGGCTATCCATCTACAGGGATGTCCTTGTGGGGCACTACAGTCCGGGCACACCCGCTCCGCGGCCCCGGTTTCGGTGTATGCCGTAGGTTTCCGGCGGCTACCGGTGTCTTGGTAGTCAGTCACGGTCGGCCTGCCATTGCCGAACCTGCTCCACGTCAGTGGTGTCACATGACAGTTCACAGATGCCGGATGTTCGGCGGCATGGGATGAACCGCTTATGCGTTAGGCATACCCAAACCTGCGACGCTTCATCGTCGGACCACTCGATACCGAACATGTCGATGTAGCTCATTCGGTCACCGTCCAGCCAGACACAAACCGGGATTCGTAGATGGGTTCCATGCGTGGGTCGTCGCCCACGGTCCTCCGGTTACGCCTTCTAGGGATGCTTTAGCGCGGTATACAAGCTCACTCATCGCGCCTCCGAACCGCGCATAGCTTTGAGGGCGTTGTAGACCGGCACATACTCCTCTGAGATGGTTCGCCCAACCCGCTCCAGGTACTCGGCGTTAGCAGTCTCGTTGTCGCTCATCGCTCTAGTTCCTCTGTCACAGGACAACCACGGACACGGGGAAAGCGCCGGGGGTGTGCTCAGTTACATCAATCCAGGTGAATCCCCACTCTGGGGCAGGCTCAACGGTTACCGCCCACAGATGCCTTATACCCACTCCGTCGATGTCCACCTCATCGGGATCGACCCCACCGATTTCGATGCAGTATTCCCTTAGCTGCCTTACGAATTCACTATCCCGGTCATGCCCGTAGGCGTAGTACATGTCACCGTTCTCATCCTCAGTGAACATGTAGCGATGCGTCTCGTCGTACTGTGTTTCGAAATCTTCCGGGGTGAGTGGCGGATAGACGTGTGTAGTTGTCATTGGTTCAGCTCCTCTGTTGTGAAAATCAAGGGGGCGAGATCATCGAGCAGATGGTCAGTGATTGACGACATGCCGTAGTTGCGGTCAAACCAGTCCTGTATCGGTTTCAAAGCCTGAATGGCACCGTCTAGGGCGTCGTCCCACCCAAACGGCGGTATCCGACCCGTGTTTTCATCCTCCGCCCGCTGTGCCGCCTCTACTGCTGGATCGCTCATAGTCCTAGTTCCTCTTCTCGCAAGGACCGGCGAATCTCCCTGACCACCTGATCCCGACGCTTCTGCGTTGTCTCACATACGAGATACCCGTAGGCGTCAGCTAAGGTCACCAACTGCATGAGTTCTTCTCGGGTGAGGGTGGAGTAGCGTGCCGCCCATGTGACTGATCGGTCGTCCCTACCCATGCAGGGGCGCGGCCAGGATGATCCGTCTGACAGTTCGATTCGGCTCATAGTTCCTCACTTGGGTAGACCCGTTTAGCTCGCCGCCTGCGCTCACGCCGACGCTCGTTCGCACACTCTCGGCAGTTCCCGCTTTTCTCGACGTTGGCTGCCGTCCGCTCATGCCCTCGTAGGCAATGGGTCTCGCGTGGGCGGGGGCCTCGTATTGCGCGTGCCAGATTGCTGTCGCGCCGCCGCGTGTTCTCCTGTGTGGTTACCGCTTCGAGGTGCTCCGGGTTCCAACATGCTTTGGAGCGACATCCGCGTGCGGTGACATGATCAATCGTCAAGTCGTCCGACAGGTCTTGGTCGATTAGTTCCCTGTACGCCACGCGGTGTGCCAACTTCGCGACTCCGTCAACCGATATCATCCCGTAGCCTCTATTTAGCGCTCCGGCGAAAACCCAGCATCCAGTCGATTCATCGACAGTCGTTCGTTCCCATAAGCGCTCAACCGGACTGATGGTGTCCGCATCTAGGAGATTCACCAGGCGGTTGTCTGATCGATCACCGCTCACATGCCTGATCCGGCCAGTCGGACACTCCATGAATGCCGCTGCGACCAGGCGGTGCACTAGGAATGAGGAAGCTTGACCGTCCCGCGAAAGCGTGGTGTAGACGTACCCGTCCCGGTGTGACTTTAGATTCAGAATCCGCGATGGCAAGCGCATAGATCGCCCGTCCGACCGATTGACGACGCGCGACATGGATCGAACCCTCCCCATGTCGGAAACCTCGTAGTGTCCGTCGAACCCAGCTATGGCGAGCCATCTCTCCGTAGACCTACTCATGTCAATCCCAATTCCGACGATGGATAAACGCGCTTCGCGGTCTCACAGGGCCACTCGTCGCCACAATCGGCGCAACAAGTCCAAGGGGTGTCGTCATGGATGAGAGGCCCCGGCTCCGGCTTGTGTAGTTCCTGTACCGACTTAGCCATCTCACGAGCAGCCGCCACCATTGCAGCTTCCCTGACCGTCCCGATAGGTGCGAAAAATTCGTTAGCAGCCCGTTGTGCGGCTTCGATTGCAGGGTCAGTCATGACCACCATCGCAGCCGGTATTTGATGTGGTGACGGCAATCAACGCCGTGAGTGGGCTTCTGAGGATCACCTTTAACGCCTGCCGCCATGATGGGATGGTGGCTGCGGTCGCATTCGCACGGGGTTGCGGGCTTAAGCCAGTAATCGACTTCCGCTAGAACCTCATCAACGCTAAATCCACAGAGATCATTGCCGGGGAAGCACCGTTCTAGGAAGGGTCGGTCAAGCTCAACCCACCATCCACCAGCTAACCCTGCCATTTCGCCCGCGTTGTAGATCGGCTCATAATCGATAGATTCGATTGCGTATCCACGCGATTCGACAGCTTCACGGATTCTTCGGCGTGCTCTCGTCTCGCTCATCTTCCACCTGCCGCGAATGCTGCGATAGCCTCAGCACCAGAGGCGAACAGCGCCCAGTGGTACCTGGTTTGGCGACCAGGGCAGCAATGAACAATGCGTCCAATCGCCCATGAACCGCCTGCGCCCTTCCAGATTCCCCACTTGAAAGTCATCTCGCTCATAGCTTCACCACGTCTTCTATGAGGTCGTGTGGCGCCGAGACTTCATGGCCACATGTGGAGCAGCTGCCGCAGGGGAGGCTTTTGATCGTGGCGTCTACGAAGTTCCCGATCGTGGAGACATGCTCAGCACAGATGAACACTTCAACAGCGGGTCTGTCGCAGTGGTCTACGAGGTGGATGGTGACCATGAAGTCCGCGGGCCTGTAGCAGTCTTGGCATGGGGGTGTGCATTCGATCTTTAATTGGGCCAGGAATGCTGCTGGGGCTTCTTCTCCGGGTTCTGTCATTTCGGGGCTGAGATGCCCTGTGCCGTTTCCCGCATCCGGTGACAGCGAGCCACGGGTTTCAGGTCGTGTGCGTTTGAACCAGGCGGTCATAGCGGCATCACCAACATCGACCACGATTCGCCGCAGAACCGACAGGTGGGTCCTAGGGATGCCTTGATGTTCTTCATGACCCCAAGGCATTCGTCGCAGAGGTCCATAACGAAGTTCCCGTGCTCGAACATGTCCGCGCCGTGGATCCGGACTATCCACGCGGCTTGACGGTCGCAGCCGTGCTCGTGCGTCGTGCCGTTGCAGCCGTGTATCCGACACTCACATCCCCTCGCTGGCATTTCTCCTACGAGTTCTTTGATGTCTGTTACTGCTTGGGTTGTCATGACTCCAGCTCCCCGAAATCGTCGGCGAAGGTTGTGATCTGGGCTCGGCGGGAAGATTCGAGCCGGTAGTTCGCGGCGTCCTGGACGACCTCTAGACCCTTCTCGACCTCGGCACGCTGGCGCCGAATTTCACGAGCTGCCTGGATCATGTCCTTCGGCAGTGGCTTGAATCCGGCACCGTTGTCGCGGTACATCATCGCGACGCCAGCGAGAACATCGGCTCGATCAAGCTTGTAGATGGCGATCTGCTCGGCCCATGCGTTCACGGTGGCCTGCGCGGGTTTTGGGAACCACGGGTCGTACCCGGCGCACTTCGCGAGAGCATCTGCGGCGATCTGTGTGTAGTTCATCCGGTTATCACTTTCTGGTCGTCGGGGTCTTCTGGGGTTCCGAGGTCGTGCCAGCCGACGACCTTCGCGTCGGTGTTCGACAGGCCCGGTGTATGACGCTGGCTGTCGAACTCACGAGTTCTGGGATGCATTAGCCACGAGGAGAATGCTGAATCCCAACTGGCGGCCATCCTTCCGGTCGCCTGTGCGTGGGTCATGAACGACTCAGCCGCGGCCGTGAGGTCTTTGATGCCGAGAGTCTTAGCCTTGGCTTTGGCGGCGAGACTTGGCTGCCAGTCGTCAGGGATGGGGGTCAGGTCGGGGTACTCGATGAGCCGCGCGCGCGTCTCTCTCTCCTCGTTATCTGTTCCCCTGTTCCCCTGTTCCCCTGTTCCAGCACCGATTTCGCCAGATTCCGCGCCGCTTTTGCGCCGACTATCCCGCGCAAAATCCGCGCAACCATATATCCGCTGGTCAGGTACTGCATCTGGGTCATCCGGGGTGGGGTGCTGACGGCGACTGGCGCGCCTTTCTAGCTTCTGGTGTTTCTCCCATGAAGAGATGGCGTAATAGTGCCTTCCGCGGACCGTGTAGAAGGTCACTCCAAACGCGCGCGCACAATCGGCGCAAAATCCGCGCAAAATCTGCGCAGTGAAACCATCCTCATCCGGGAACGCAAAACCGAGCAGTCCATTGAGATTTGTCTCCCCTACCCCGAAGTCGTCCGCCCAGCACCACAGGGCTTGGTAGAACAGCCTCACCGGGAAGTCCACGGTTGCGGTAGCGGGTGATGTGAAGAACCCAGGCTTGATCGTCCTAATGCGTCCAGGGGCCATCTACACTGCCTCCTGGTCGAGCGCTTCAATTGCAGCAGCGGCCATTTCGCGCCAAGCGTCCCGTTCTGCATCGTCGAGCGAATCCCATGGAAACCACTTACCGGCAAGTGAGGCCCCACAAATGGCCTTAGCCACCCGATCTAATCGGTCACTCATTGTCACTCCTCTCAAATCCCCCACAAGGGCAGTACCGGTAAAGAGGCTCAAAAGAACCGGGGAGTTCAGCTAGACATGTGCCGCCGTGAGATGGGTGCTCATCGAGACCGTGGGTGCAGGTGCAGGTGTCAGTCACTGGAGGACTCCCGTCGCCGCTTCGCCAGCTCGTCATTGAGGTACCAGATAGCCTTCTCAAGATCCTCGATGGTGTTGTGTTTCAGGTCCGCTCGCCAGATGTACTTGACGGCGTTACCGAGGTTGAATCCCATATGGCGGGTCACCTGTATGCACTCAATTCCACTCGGATGAGACGTGTAGTGCTTAGGATGATTGACGGGATCATTCATCGCCGTTGCCCATCACTGCGTCCCACTGCGCACGCGTCCACAGCACGTCACCCATGGCGGTATGGCGATCGAAGTCGTTGGGATCGACATTTACGGCTCGCGACAAATCATCCGACTTGTACGGCGGCCCGGGGCGATTCATCAATGCGGGATAAGGTTCTTCGCCGCGCATCCGAGCTTCATCAATCGCCCTAGCCGCTACCCCGTGCAAATACCCCATAACCACGTTCTCGATATCAATCAAGTGGTAGTGCCACGGCGGCGCACCCCAGCCTGTTTGATCGAGAATCCGCGCCAGACGCTCCGTGTCGAAGCTAGGCACCGCTCCAATCACATGCGCCCCATCGGTGGCTGTGTGGATCATCTCGGCAGCATCGGCACGTTTGAGCGCCTGCTGCACGTCGAATCGCGCCTTGTAATCTTCCTGGAACCGCGCCGGGAGTAGGTCCAGCCAAAATGCGGGATCATGATCTATGAAGCAGTGGTACTTGGCTTCAACACCGTTCTCGTAGCGCCGGATGGCCGCGAACTCCCAGACGGGAGCGAGGGGATCCAGACCCAAAGTCTCAGTGTCCATGAAAACTATGTCGCTCATGCGCATTCCTTCTTGTCTTCAACAAACCCTCCGCAATCACAAAGGGTCACACCGTCATCCAAAGCCCCGTAACACTCAGCTTGTTGACTGTTGTGCTGGTATCTCTGATGACCACAGCGGCAGAAGTGGTAGGTAGGCCAAACAGTCATGCGGCTTTCCTTTCCAGCTGGCGGCGTAGCGATTCGAGCTGTATGCCCATCGCCGCAGCCACTTCCGCGTCACTCAAACCTGTGCTGCGGTAGTCCTCGTACTTCTGAATCCACGTCGACTTACCACCCGAATCTGGTGTAGCCGAGGGGTCGTCGATGCCGTCTTCATCCCACGCAAACGGCAGCGCCCAACCCTTCTTACGGCCAATAGTGCGCATCCGTTTCGAGGGGCCAGGGACCATCTGTAGCCGGCTGAACAACTCCGCGATCTGCCGCGCCCGCACAACCGACACAGTCCGCCGGTCCAAATGGTTCCCCAACGTTGAGGCGGGGATACCCATCTGCTCCGCCAACACCGATACAGGCCAACCACTAGCCATCAACGCCCGCAGCCGCCGCACTGTACCCGTAGCATCAATAGTCCCCGACGTACCAAACCTCATCGGTATAGCCAGGATCCGTACCGCCGTGGCCTTACGCATCTTCGGATACGAACCGTCACGGATCCTGTCAACCCCACCCCGAGTCATTCCCGCCAACTCGGCGATCTCGGTCCAGGAATGCCCTGAGTCGAACAGCCGCAACAGATGCGCCCGGGCCGCGGTTGGATCCACATAGCCCCGGTCTGACAGCTTGTAGTGCGGATTACACAAACCTCTGCGTCTGTAGATACCGGCCCGGTGGCAGTTCTCGCGCCTACACTTCATGCCGCCACCGCCAAGAAAGAACCGTCATCAAACAGACGGACCGTTGCGCCGAACCTCAGTACCGCAAGATCCGCCGGCAGAGTTTCGCCATGGTCTAACTTCCAGCCATGCTCGCGAGCCTCATCGGGATTGCCCTCCACCCACATGTGATGCTCTCTGCATAAAGTGATCAGATTGGCCATACCGAAAGCGATATGGGCCACGGAAGTTCCGCCACTCCCGCGGGCCATGCGGTGGTGAACGTCCAACATTCCGTCAGGGCGGCAGCAGATAACACAGGCCCCATCCCGTTCCAGGACATCCGCCTTTACCGCCTGCCATACCAACTGCTCAAGATATTTGGGCTTACATCCTCGGATCCTGGCCGCCTGCTTCACTGTTAGCAGGCCGGCGCGCACATCTCCGATATCCGGGCTAGGCACTAGCGGCCTCCTGCCGCTTCACCTCAGTGGCATGAGACTTGATCAAATCACCCAACACGGTCGGGTATCCATCAGCATCCACGGTCGGCGCGGTCGCCATCCGGTGGCCGGCGACCTCTTCAAACAGCGCCTTGAGGTCGTCCATGGAGTTGAGGGCTAGCGCCTTCTTGCGGTACTCGGCGACCGTGGGAACCTTCTCCCCATCGGAAAGCCATTCGCTGATCTGCTGCGCCAACTCCTCACCCGGGAAAGGGATCACCGCTTTGGAGAGGGTGTGGATTCTGGACTTGACCACTGTCAGGGTGTTGTCGTGGTCCAGGTCGCCGACTAGGTCGAACTCGTACTCGATTCCGTCGCGCTGCTCGGGTTTCATACCGACCTTGCGGGGAACCTTCTTGCCGCGTTCGTTCTCCTCAATCACATACTCCGTTTTGGAGCGCATGGTCACAACCACATGCCCAGGGAATGAGACCAGGGCGTCAATCATGCGGCGCTCTTCGGGGCGCACTTCCTTCCAGCCCGAAAAACTGTTGCCGTTCCTAGACCTTCGGTCTGCCTGCTCGAGCATCCCGTCCACGCCCATCCAGTAGTGCGAGAGGGAATCCACCACCACACAGCCGTACTCGGCGCCGGCCGCGGTCCCTAACAGCTCGACAAGGGAGAGGGGTGCGAAGCTGTCGGGCTGCACTGTGTCGAACTGCCAGCCGTTCAGCCCGACATACTTCGATGCGCTCCCCCGCTCGGTGTCTACGAACGCAACCCGATCTGACAAGGCAGTTCCGAGGGCCAGCGCCGTGTAGGTCTTGCCGCTGCCACTAGGCCCCGATAGAGCGATCCGGGCGTGGGAGGCTTCCCGGGTCGCTGGCTTGAAAGTGAGCGTCACTGTTCAACCTCCATGTCAATCACGGCAGCATCCAAGGCGGCGGGGCCTTCGAGTGAGAACTTCCCGTGGGCCAATAGCTCCCGGATCACCTGCTCTGTGTGCTCGGTCGGTTTCACGGTCACGTACGGGTTGCCCTCGACCAGGATGATGAGCGGGGTATCTCCGTCGGAGAGCTCGCCGGCCTTCTTGAGTTGAGCTAGGAACGCGGGCCTGACCTGCTCGACGGTCTCCACCTCGTCCGGGTGATTAGCCTTCACCCACTTCAGTAGGGCTTTGTCGTCAACGACTTTCGCGTCAGTGCGCACCGACTTCACCGCCCTACCCACAGGCAATCCGTTAGCCCGCCCAACTACCGCGTCCCCAACCTCCATGGAATCCACAAGGTAGGAGCGGCCCTGGTTCTCTTGATCTTTAAGCGCCTTACCCAAGAGGGCGTACATCGCTACATGAGCTACAGCGTCACGGTTATCACTCATCGCGGGTTCCCCTTCTCGTCGTGCTCGTCATCTACCCAAAACCAGTCAGGAACAGCAGGACCGGGATCAGACAGACGCCGGTAATCGGTTGCGAGCCAATCGGACATACGGACACCACGAGTCATGAGGGATCACCGAGAACTTCGGTGTAGGGGCCACGACCCGTGAGGAATTCAGGACTCAGCACGCGGCTTCCATCCTCGTACACCCAGCCATCTTGCGTGTGCTGGAATTTCCAACCAGGGGTCTGCTCGCGGCCAACGAGCAACACGTACCGGGCTTCCCACACCGTTCCGTCTCGCGCCTCTTCACAATCCAAACTCGGAAGTACTCGGGGCTCAATAAGTTCGACGTAGGGGGCCGTCTCTGTTGGCTCATAATCGACGCCAAACCACCCGACTGTGCCATCTGGCCGTAGGCGCATCCACTGATCAGTGTTGAAAAGCACTTGACCGCCATCAGAGTCCAGCCACCGTGCTCCTTGTTCGTCTACCCCCAACCGATCACGGACACGGGGTGTACGAGGAGGCTTGGGAGCTACAGGCTCATTTCGACTCAGCCCGTAGGAGCTGGTGCTTCGTGGATCGCTTACTCCCGGTTCCTGTTGTGCTGTTGGGTCAGACACCTTGCGATACCCAAAATCCAAAAGCTCCCGAGCGCGGTCGTGGTAGTAGTTGGGCTTAGACCTCAACTCCCACTCATCTTCTGGCCACGTTCCAATGTGTATGGATAACCACTTGGCCAGATCCTCAACTTCGTCCGCTGTTGGGTCGGGCCGAGGCACAGTCGGTTCTTCGCCAGGCTCAAACCAATGCATACCCGTTTCAGGGTCGAACACAGACGGCTCCCGCATCAGCCGCTCAAGTCGCGGCTTATCACCTTCGTGGTACTCGTCCGAGTCGTCCGCTTGGCAGTGCTCCGCTAGATCCTTGTGGAAGTACTCCCGTAATTCCTCACGGGACGGGTTGTCTGTCGGGTCGTAGATGACAGGCCAAGAATCAGCGTCGTCATCCTGAGGCCACGTCTCATCCTCGATAATCAACTGAAAGTAGAACCACCTATCTCCAGTCGTAGGATTCGCACCCCGGTACGCCAGCCACGCCCCGTCTGGTCGTCGTGCGATGGTGCCAACCGGAGCACCCTCGGGGACCTTGTTAGCGGCGGCGATCATCCGATGAACTACAGGCAACCAGTCGTTGACCCGGTCACTCCAGCCCCCGGTTGATCCACTTGCGCCAACCTCGGCCATCGCTTTCCGCTGCGCTTTAGTCGGTTCCAGCTTGCTACCCACGGTCGATCCACCCCCGAACCGTTCCGCCAATTACAAACCCGGCCGACCAAGCCAAACCGGCCCAGAAAAACACGTCACTCACAACGCCACCACCCTGTAGCCCTCTTCTGACAACACCTCACCGATACGGGCCATCACAGTCCCCGCATCACCACCCAACGAAAGCTCTTCCTCGATAGCGTCTTTAAGGACATCCTTGATGTAGTCGCTCATGACGCCTTCCTCAACGCAGACGCGATCCGTTCAGTAGCTTCACCAGCTAGGCGTTCCCAATCCTTCTCGCCGTACCCGAAATAGATCTCTTCCAAGCAGCCTCTGATCACGCCGCGCTGCACATCACTCAACCCACTCATTTGCATGTCCCCTGCCCATTGGGCTCCAGCTTTGTCATGACGCCTCTCCCAATATTGAAATCTCGGGCTCTACGCCCATGGCGCGCAACAAAAGATCGCGAGCATTAACCAATCTCAAGCGTTCAGAAAGATCTGGCTCCGCGGCGATATGCACTGCTAGATCTAGGAGAATCGCGCCGTTACTACGCTCAGTCTTCATCGTCTGCGTACCTCCGCATATACGGGAGTGGTTCAGGCTCATAGGTAGAGGGATGCTCTGAGAGCCGGGCGATTTCACGGCGCAGGGTGGTGTTCTCACTGTGGTAGCGGAGAGAATCTGCGATCAGCCAGAAGTTGATACACAGGCTCGCAGCCAATGCGAACCAAGCAGCCGCGCTCACGACCGCCTCGCTAACCGGACGACTGCTGCAACATGCACTGCTGCGACCGTCCTGTAGTTGCAGTCCCCAGGCTCCAAGCGCGCCAGGATTTCACGTCCGTAGCGGTCCCACACCAACTCTGGGGATGCATCCGCTAGTAGGTCTGCGATAACCGCTAGCTCTTGGTTGAGGTGGTCGTTGGCTGTCGCGAAAAGCTGGTCGATTGAGCTCACGTTGTTCATCGCCCACCTGCCGAGTACCACAGAACGACCATGAAAAACACTGAGAACGTGAGCAGCCACCCAACGGCGGTCCAGTTCTTGACCTGGTGACGGGCCTGCTCCTTCTCGCACGGCCTGCATGGGTGGAACACTTGGTGTGCGTGGCAGATCGGGAATGTGAATAGCTCGCGCATCAGTCCTCCCAACCGTGCACTAGCGGGGACTGATAGCCGGGACGGTGTGCGGTTTTCCAGCACTCCCACACCGCCCACCCGCCAAGCCCAAGCCCGCCTAGAATGACCGCGAGGAAGACGATCGCGCATATAGCAATGAGTAGGGCGAACATCACGCCGCCTCCCCTTCTTCATCTTCGGAATACCCGGGATCTATGGAGCCCCAACGGAATTCGCATCCATGCTTGAGTTCGGCATTCAATGCCCGTGGGTTGACCTTGAGTTCAGCGCTAAGCGCCGTGTAGGTCTCCAGTTCACACTTGTCGTACCGCCACAACACCGACTCCGGGTTGGGTAGTTGACTGCGGACAGAGGCCAACATCTCCTCGATTTCTTCCAGGTCAATGTCAGCTGCGCAGTCGTAAACGATTCGCTCTACAGCACTTTCGACGGTCATGACCGCGCCCCGTGTTGCTGCAGGTAGGAGATAACCTGACCAACCCCGCACTTAACACGATTCCTGAACGGCGTATCCTCTGTGCCTTCAACCCATTGGATTGAACCGGTAGGTGTGTACCGAATCCATAGGCGTGCGTATTCTGTCCAGTACAGAGACGTTTTTACGCTTTCGGCGCTGCTGTTCCACCCGGTTTCTTTGGCTGCTTGTTCTATACGCTCCCGCCCGCTCATGCTTCTCGCCCTCCCTTGTAGTAGTCGGCGAACCGCTTCAAGAGAGTGATGTGAGTGGGGCAAAACCAGATTGCGCTGTACGCCAACACTTGTCCGGCTACATACGGGTCGATGTTCGCTTTTTTGGTGAGCGATACCCCGGTGTTGAGAACACCATCGATAGTGGGATCAGCATCCAGGCTTCGGCACACTGAGATGCCGTACTTCTCGGCCAGGTCTTGAGCCGAGTCCGCGTGAGCTGGTGGAGCACATGAGACAGACAGGAGTACTACGGCTACAGCCGTGATGGATCTATGCTTGAACACGCCACACCTCCAAGGTGTTGGTTGCAGTGGCGCTGGGGCGGTCTTCCGCCAAGATGTCCCGCCCCAGCGTTCGGGGGTTATTCAGTTGTTTCGAAAGCTCTACGCCGACTTAGGTTCAGACGGCAGGGACTCCAGCCACCGTTTGAGTTCGTCGTGCTCGTATACGGGCTTGCTGCCGACATAGCGGGGACAGATCCGGCCCTCGCGGCGTTCCTGGTCGAGTTTGTCGACGGAGATGCCGACTTCCTGTGCGGCTTCCTCGCGGTTGTATGAGAGCTTGCTCATGCCGTCACCCCCATCAGTTCCGATGTCTGCGCCAACTTCTTGCGGATGAACTCGATTCCGCTGGGCCACACCGATGTAGTTGCGGTGGGCACGGTCTCGCCGGTCTTGCGGTTGATGAACGTCTGCGGGGTGACTTTGAAGTGGTGCTCGTAGCGCTGGTACGGGAGGTTGTTCTTCTGGAGGACACCGGACTTACGGAGTTCGGCCATCATGATGTTGCGGCCCCAGCCGATCATTTTGGACACAGCCAGGAATGAGTAGGTGCCGTCAGCGTCCATGAGTTCGTCGTAGAACTCGGCCTTGGGTTCCAGTTCGGCAACCTTGGCCTCGGCCAGCTCTGCGCGTTCGGCTTGATCGGCTGCGAGTCGTAGTGCTTCGGGGAGGGTCTTGGGGATGGTGAACTGTTCGGCCACCTCCGCCTCACGGGTGCGCACCGCGAAATAGGTCTGCGCTGCTGCAACCTGAGGCTTGCGCGGGTCGCCATTCATGGCGATCAGATAGGCGGCGAACCTAGGCACCTCGTAATCGAGCTGCGGCCTTCCACCAGTCTTTTTCGGGGCAACCCGGAAAAGGGTCCGGACATTGAAGCCCTGGTTGTGTGCGGCCTGCTTGGCGCGCTCTATGACTCGTTCGAAATCCTCCCAGCGGGAGTAGGCCATCTTGCCCATCAGCCAGCGAGTGGACCAGACATCCTCTCCACCTCGGGGGCATGGCATGCGACCGGCATCGAATGGCGATTCAACAGCGGGGATCAAGTCGGCGCTCATGCCGCACCCCGAATCAGTTCTTCACGAACTATCTTCCGAATGAGCTCGATCAGCGCGACGTCGTTGCCTTCATCGTCAACGCGTTTCTTCCGCTCCAGGACGCTGATCGGGACGTTGAGGGCGCGTGACAACTTCTTGTAGATATCAGGCGTCGGCAGTCGTCGGCCACGCTCGAGGTCGGATAGGTGGGACAGGGAGATCTTTGATCGGCTAGCCAATGAGGTGAGGCTGTCGCCGTTCTTATCCCGATTGACGCGGAGCTCAGTCCACACCCCGTGTGGGGTTCCGTTGGATGGCATGTGACCCACGCTACTGCGTAGCTTCGCGTAGGTCAAGACGTTCTACGCGATTTTCTTGCGTAGTGCCACTGAACTGCTGTGTTCGAATATTACATGCTTGTAGTTGCGTAGATTTGCCGAAAAAGCCGAACTAGACTTCGCAGCACTACGCGTAGGAGAGTGTGGGTATGGAAGACGTTGATGTGCAGTCCCCGGAGGGTGCCCTGATCGACGCTTGCCGCGAGCGGCTACGCCCCAAGCTTTCCGCGCGGCGCGCGGCCGAACTGTCCGGTATCAGCGAGGGGCGGTGGCGACAGATCATCAAGGGATACCAACAGGTCACCTCTGACGTCCGCGCTCCCGTTCGCGCCCCCGCGGAAACCCTGGCGCGCATGGCATGGACAGTCGACGCCTCTCCTGAACAGCTCAGGGAAGTAGGCCGCGAAGACGCGGCCGAGGAACTAGTCGCACTGAAAGCGAATCTGGATGGGGCTAGCCGCACAGACCCGGGCGAGCTCGCAGACCTATCACCCATCATGAGGCTCAACGCAATTACGGTCGACCAGCTGGAAGTTATGGCGAACCTTCCATTCGATATGACAAAGAAGGATCTGGAGCAACTTGCCCGCATACGCAGCGAGGCTGAGAGACTTCCGGAAGTACTTAAACCTTTCCTTGATTCTCCGGCTGGAACGAGCCAGTACATCCATAGCATTGGCAACCTGATAGCCGAAGCGCGAGACATCATTAAGAGCTACACGGATCCATATTTCCCATCCGACTCCGACGGGGCGGATACGGAAGGCAAGCGGCGCGGCTCGGTGACACGGGCCCGCCTCAAAGGGAGATGAGTCGGCGTACACGTTGAAGCCATGCCAGTCCGGCAGCCGCCGCGAATATCGAGCCACACAGCGCCGCGGGAATCCAAACGGCTAATCCCGCCGTCACGGTGTCCTGCTGACTGTTGTTAAGGAACGTGGCGGTAGTCATCCGCGAAATGCAGGCGGTGATTCCGCACCCGGTGGCGATCATGTAGACCGTTGCGATCGGTCGGCTTGAGCGGTCCATCCAGAGCGGGATGAGCGCCCGCATGGAATACACCAACAGATGCGCCAGCAGTCCACACAGAATCAGCCAATACGCCAGCATCCAAAGATCAGTGACTGGTGCCCGGAAGAAATCTGGATGGTAGGAGCGCACCGCGTCCCCCGCTGCGAAAGCCAGCAGCAGGAACGGGATGAAGACGGTCGCTGGCCATTCGACATATCGGCGGAACTTCCAATCGATATCCACGTCGAGGCGATAGAGGGCGTCCATCGTGATCGCAGAGGCCGCGATGACGTACAGATCGTGGCCGATCATGTCTTCCAAGTTCCAGCACCCGGTGGCCCTGTAGAGCCAGTGGCCGATGGTGTTGCTTGCGAAGGGGCTCATGAGAAATACCGCGCCACCTTGAAGGGCGATGTTCAACGTGGCGGCGATTTCGTCGGGGCAGTGCCATGTCGCCCAACGAACCCAGAGGGACCAGCAGATCGTTGCGAGGGTGAAGACAACTAAGGGAGTGACCACCGTGGACCGCCCCCAGAGAGCCGACAT